TTCCGGCTATTTTTATGGCGGCACCAACATTGATCTGGCGGTCCAGAACGGCAACGGTCCGCATGAGACCAGCGGCAACTTCGGCGGTGTCAGAATGTCGCGCCGCGCCGCGCTTGAGACCATAGCCGCGCTATTCCCGGCGGCGGCTCTGCCGTCTCAGGAGCCGACGATATCGGCCTCCAATGTCGCGTTCGACGATACCTCGACCTATAATGCGATCAACGGCGGCAATTGCACGCGTGGCGGCTCCGGCAACCACTACTGCATCAACATCACGGTGGCGCTTAACAATTCCTCCGCGACCGCATTGCAGACGTGTGGCTCCACGATCAACGGCGCGGCGGCTGACACCATTCCCCCAACTGGCACATGCACGGATGGTGGAATCGGTCAACATGTCGAGGGGTTCAGAATCGGAACAGCGTCAACAAGTCTGTTGGCGGGCAGCACCTATGACGACGGGCTCGATCCAAACGTTTTGGCGTTTTCGCAACCTGCGGCTTTTATTTGCTCGCAGGTTGCGGCGACAGTCGTGCAGTGCGTCAAGACCACTTCGCCGCCGTGGGTGTCCGGCCTGACCTATCTCGGTTACGGCAATATGCTTTCGACGGGGCGGTGGGGCACACTGGCCGGGAACGCCGGGGGCGCTTCTTTCGCGATCACCAATGCGGGCGCCGGATACAACGCCGGGACATGGACGTGGACGGCGACGGGCGGCGGCTGCGTTTCCGAGCCCACCATTTCCTTAACGGTCTCCGGGGGCGTTGTGACCAACGCCTATCCGGCGTCGCCTGGCGCGAGCACGACGCTTTGCACAAGCAATCCGACATGGCCCGCGATCAACAACACCAATATTCCCGGCATCGGCACACCTTCGACGGTCGCAACGATCACGGTTCCCGCGACCGCGACGACGCCGACAGATTACGTGATGATGGGCCGGCTGCTCTACGATAATTCGTGGCGACCCGGCTCGCCGGGTATTGGCGGGACCATTAACTCCATCCTCGGTGGCTTTGAGCCGGGGCTTCCTGTGACGCCGGTTGGAATTGAGACGTTGCTTCAAGTCAACGGCTGATGGCTGTAACCGCTCCCTGAAATCCCCGAGGAATTAATATGCAGATCACTCGCCTGATTCTCGCCGCGCTGGCGTCCTGCTCGCTGGCCGCCCTGGCGTCGCCCGCCCTCGCCGACAACCCTTTCCCGCACTTCCGCAATATTCAGCTCGACTCGCCGCTCGCCGTGTCCAGCGGCGGCCTCGGCAATGGGACCGGCGCCGCAGGGGCGCTGACGGTTTCGGGACGCCCTCTCGGCAAGGTCGAAACGGGATGGGCCGTCACGCCCTATGAATATGGCGCGGTCGGCGCGGGCCATGACGCGGCGGCGATCAATGCGGCCATCGCGGCGGTATCGGTGGTTGGCGGGCGCGTCATCATCCCGAATCGCGGCGCGACATGGGCGCTGGAAGCCCCGATCATTCTCCAGTCCAACGTCGAGCTCGAATGCACCGGGAGGCCGATGCTCAAGCTCAATAACGGCGTCAACACCAACACTATCGAGGGCTATAATTTCCGCGCGTGGCTCGGCATCTGGGGGCCGTATGGCATCGAAAATTTTGGCATCCGGGGCTGCATCATCGACGGCAACCGCGCGAATAATCCGACGCCCGTAGACGCCTATGCCGGCAACGGCGTCGTCTTCGTCGGCCGCGAGTTCCTGCTTGACAACCTCATCATTCAGAATACCGCGATGATCGGGCTATGGAGCGAGTACGCCGGCGGCAACATGGGTGGCGGGAAGAGCCCCTATGGCGGCCATATTTCCCACCTGACGACCAATTTCACCGGGACCGATGGCTGGTACAGCCAGGTGTCCGATACGCATCTGGTGGACGCGAACTTCCGCGACGCGGGCCAGAACGGAACGGCGCTGGCTCCGGTTGGCGCGGGGCTTCATGTCGGCGTCGGCGGCTGTCCGCACATGTCCGACGCCAACGAGTGGAACACCACGGGCTTCCAGGCCTATGGCGTCCTGATCGAAAGCGACGGCTGCAACATCACCGGAATGCACATCGAATCGGGCCGCATCGCCAATATCGCCATTGTCGGGCAGAACAACCAGCTCGACAGCATCATGTCCTATTCCAACTATGCCGGAACCGGACTCCCTGCGCGCAATCTGTGGATTCTCGGCAACCGCAATCGCGTCTCGGGCATCATCACCATCGGCACCGGCGATCCGACCGCGACCGGCGTGACGATCGGGGGCACCTATAACGGCACGCTCTATACGCCCTCCGCCTATAATCTCGACCTGACCGTGGCCGGCTATAACAACCTCATCGACTGGACCAACGACGGCGGCAACGGTTACGCCAACCTCTACACCTACACCACCGGCGCGGTCTCGGTCGGCAATTCCTCGCCGACGAGCATCGTCAATATTCGCGGGACGGGGCAGAGCGTAGGCACGTCCTATATGAACTCGATCCTGATCGGGGCGGGCGCGCAAGTCACCCAGACCAACGCGATGGCTATAGGCCACGACTCATGGGCGGCGGACTACAACGCCGTCGCCATCGGGCCATGGGGCCTCGCCTATCAAAACGGGGACATCGATTTTTCAACAAATCGGTTTTCGACCAACGGCGACAGCGACTGGAAGCTGAAGCACTGGCTGGGCACGACGACCAATGCGACGCCGACACAACTCTACGTCGATAACATCTCCGCGCAGGCGCATGTCTACGGCAATTTTTCGTGGTCGGGCGATATTGAGATCATCGGCAGGCGTACGGACAGCGGCCACGCCGTCGTTTGCTGGTATCGCATCACCGATTTTTCCGCCTCGAACAATGGCTCGTCGCTGTCGATCGACAACGCGGGGACGATCACCGGCAAGATCACCACGTCCTGCGCGGCGCCCGCCCTCGCCGTGAGCGGAACCAATCTGTCGTTAACTGTGACGGGCGCGGCGGCAGCCACCATCAAATGGACCGCCTACGGCAAATTCGTCCAGACCGGCGGCTGAGGCAATTCAGAAGGAGGCAGTATCATGCGATTTACAGTTTTTCTTGCCAGCTTGTTTCTGACGGGGGCGAGCCACGCGCAGACCTCGGTTCAGCACCCAGACTTTTTCACCGGCTACGCCGCGCAGAGCATTGGCGTAACTGGCAGTCTCCAACCGGCGAACGGCGTCTATCCGAAGCGCCCGAATTGGGTCGTTACGGGCGTCGACGAGCCTGCGGGCATCCCCGCCGCATCCCTGCCGCTGAAAATTCCGGGCGTCAGTCCGCTTCCCGCGCATTGCCGCGCGCTGATCGAGGCGCCGGGGAAAGCAGTCAATCACATCAATTGCCAGCAAGACGGCGGTGCGGGCTTCACTTTCGATGGTTGGGATTTTTCGGTCAACGGCGGCGTCTATCTCGACAGCACTTTCGCCGTCACCGGCCCCGTCGTCATCAAGAACAGCCGTTTTGTCTATGGGCCGACATTCTCATCGAGCGGGGCTTCCGCGTATCATTCCCTGCTCAATATCGCGGTCGCCGGGTCGCTGCTGTTCGACCACAATTACCTCGACGCCAACGGACCGCAGACGGTCAAAGACGGCTCCGGGATGCCCGCGACGCTGTCCGCCGGCCACTATCCGATGACGATCACCTACAACGCCTTTTTGCGGGGCCGCGCCAGAGATGTTGTCTCGACCGGATATGGTAAGCCGCAAGGCGACGTAATTCTCCTGCACAACTATTTCGAGGGCCTGACGTATGCCAGCGGCGAGGCGCACGGAGAAATTACGCTGCTGACGTGGACGGGGACGATGAACAATTTCATCTCCCAATACAATACTTTCCTTGAGCCGAACACGACGTTCATGGATTCCACGACAAATGGCATGACGGCGCCTTTTGTGCCGAGCCTTTCGGTTCCTGCGGGAGCGGTGCTAACCAATCTCAGCATCGACCACAACGTGATGGTATCGAATTACGCCAAGGTCAACGGAGCCTACGTGGTCAAGCCTACAATGGGCGCGGTCGGAGCCACGTTGCAGATGGCGACTTTTGTAAATGTCACGCTCACCAACAACTACCTCGATAAAACCGCCGCCGATTATTGCTGGTACACGCCATCCGCGCCGGTCATTCAGAATTTTACCAGCGGTGGCAACGTTAATCTGCTGACCGGCGGGGGCGCCAACGGTTTGGCGATCAACGGCAACGGCTTCTCCGGTACTGCGTCGCTGTCGAAAGGCGTGCTAAACGTAACCAGCATCAACCTGGGCGGCATCGGCGTCGGCTCGCAAATCCATATCGGGCGATCCACTGTCCCTGTTATTTCGCGTGGAACCGGAACAGGCGGAACGGGGACCTACCACGTCCTCGACACGACGCTGAGCTACCCGCTCGAAGGTTTCGCCGTCTGGGCGGACCAGTGCAACACCGGCGGCTGAGGCCTCCATGCGGATCGTTCCGATTCTCGCGAGACTGGCAACTAGTAAAAGGAAATCTTCAATGAAAATCCTCAAGATTGCATCTTTCCTCAGTCTCCTTGGAACCCTTCCTTGCGAGGCTCAGACCGCCCGCAGTGGGATGCTCGGGTATAACACTACCACGTTTACCAACTGTGGTACAAATTGTATTACCGGTACCCAGTTGAATATCTGGAACTCCACTCTTGTAAACTCTGCGGGATTCCTTCAGGATAATAATACCTGGACTGGGAGAAATGTTTTTAATAACACCCTCCAAGGGGCCATCAATCTTGCCCCATCCGCACCTCCCAGTACTCCTGCGAATGGAGATCTTTGGGCAACGGGAACGGGGATTTTTGCTCAGATTGGTGGGGTAAGTCATAATTTGTTAGGCGGCGGGGGAACTGTGGCGTCCGGCTCCCTCGTTTATACGTTTACCACCGGAGACAACACGACGGCATTGCAGGCGGCAGTTACGCTTGCCGAAAATAACGGGCAGTCTCTTGAACTGGTCGGGAATGGCTCGTTTACCGGAACGATCAGTATTAACAGTTCGCTGTGGATACATGGGCAAAGTCGTGATCAGACTTTCGCATCGGCAAGCACGACTGGAATAGCTTTTGCAGTAAACGCCGATCACGTTATTTTTAGCGACTTTTTGATTAACAACACGTCAGGCGGAACCACTCAGGAGATGATTAAATTTGCCACTAGTACTACTCTTTATCAATGGTCCATCGTTGAAAGGATGTCTTTCGCGTCGCCGGGCCTCGCGGCTGTTGATACGGGCGGTAGTAATGGCATCACGATCCGAGAAAACTTGTTTGCTGGCGTAAATAGCATTACATTGCCAACTAATATGATCATTGCTCGCGCGACCAATACTTATCAATGCAACGGCGGCGAAAATATGATATATGATAATTACTTTATTGGTACGTTTGGCAATAATCAAACCGGAATCAGTACCGGCTGCATCGGCGGTTTGTATATCCGGAGTAACAAATTTGTAAATGTTGACAATCCTATCATCATGTATGCTCCGACTGGTATTGCATCTGGTGACTTAATGATCCAGGACAATTCCATCGAACAATTTGCCGGAACTGCGATCCAGCTTAATTTTGCGGGCGGGACCGGGAGTTTCGAGAATATCCATATTCAAAACAACGAAATAAAGTTCCCACTTTCCGCTTCAATCGGTGGCGTCATTGAAATATTGACAACTGGAGGGGCCAGTTGGGCTTATGATATTCTAATTGAAGGCAACACCATTGGCGGGTTCACGTCGGGCTCGAACGTACTTATCAACATGACTACCGGCGCTGGAGTCGATATTTCGCACAACTCTATGCATAATTTCACATCTGGCATCGGGGGCAATATCACTCAAGCACTTAATATCGGGACGGCTGTCAGTTCTTGTACAATTGGCCCCAATATAGTTTTGGGTGTCGGCGGTGCATGGACACCAAGTTACATAGGGCCTACTTGCACTCCTTTGGTTGCGCCTTACTGATCTTTTACAACTCTAGTTTAGGGGCTTGCCATGCCTGAAATCCAAGTCGTACACGATGCGCTTGCGCACTACATGAGCAAGCCGGGCATCTCCAAAGACGTCGCCGAGCTGAGGCGGTCTGCAGACTTTTTGGTAAGGAATAATTCTCATGGCTCCGCAGTTTATCCCAGTGGATTATGATCCTTTCGAGAAAGAAAAAGCAACTTCTGGTTTTTCACAAGAATCCACTTTACAAGCATATAATCCTTCTTGGAGAGATAAACTTGGGGGTTGGTTATATGACCAGACGAGTCATTCTCCTATTGCTCGTCAAATGGTATCAGGTTTAATTGGGTCTACTGGACTTGGTAATCAAGGTATGAATATTCTTGATTTTGTTCCCGGCGTCGGGCAAGTGCTCGCCGGGCAGGAAGCGGCGAACAATGGGGATTATAAGGGTGCTGCACTCGCTGCGGTCCCGATTCCCGGTGCCGCGCCGCTCGCCTCCGATGCGTCTGCGCTCGCAAGGTCATTCACGCCAAAGCAGTTCGCGCAGGCGGCGGCGAATTACGGCGGAGGCCATGCTGTCGCGGCGAATGTGATGCTCCGTGACGGGCCGGAAGCGCTTGCCGCACAATACGGCCACATGGGCAAGCGCTATCCTGCGCAGGTGCAAAAGACCATCGATGCGATGGATCAAATGGCCGCACCGCTGGAAAGCGATGTGACGCTTTATCGGTCCATGCCTGTCGATCCCGGTGTGGCTGTTGGCGACGTGGTGCATGATCCGGGCTTCATGTCCACCGCGCGCACGTCTGGAACGCCGGGCGCATTGGCTCAAGATCGTGGCGAGCATCTTGTGACGATTACGGCACCACAAGGGTCGCCGGCGGTTGATCTGAACGGAGCCTGGGGCGCGGGCGAACGCAACGAGGTTGTCCTTCCTCGCGGGAGCCGGTTGCAATTCACGTCGGTCGATCACGCGAATAAGCGGGCTAAGGCGACGCTGTTGCCATCGGGTGCTGATATGGGTGCACCGACGCAATAACCCTTGGGAGAGAAATGATGAGAGTAATAACTAAACAACATGGAGACTTCGTGGCGCATAAAATGGTGGCGGAAACTGCCAAGAAAATGGCAGCGGAGAGCTACGATGCCTGGGCCACTCATTCCAATGAGTTCTACGCAATTTATCCATCTCAAAAAGCCTACATTAAAGCCGCCTGGTCACTCTTCGTTCCAATGGCTAGGACCACACTTACAGAAATGCTCTCCACCAACATAAATGAGGACTTGAAAGAGCAGATCGCAGATGCCTTAATAAAAGACAACGGATTGCGTTTTGGTCGGGAAGGAAATGGACCAGAACTGAAATTCGCACACTGAGGAGCAGAAAATGAGTTGGAAAAAAAGTTTGCTGGTGAATCTTCCGAGAGAAGGTGAAGGCGTGGTGGGTGGCGGGGACCCTGCGCCCGCTCCGGCTGCGGTAGTTGCGGACCCTGCGCCGGCGGAGACAGACCATGCTCCAGCCCCTACTACCCCAGAGTGGGTTATGCCGAGGATCGGGGAACTTACTGCAAAGTTTCGGGAGGCGGAGCGGCGAGCGCAGGAAGCGGAGGCAAAACTTGCCGCACAGACTACCCCTGCAGCGCAGCAACAGCCTTCCCCGCAGGCTCCAGATTTCAAAACCGCAGTCTCGGCTGAGGCTCGCAAAATGCTTTACAACAACGAGTGCAACAAGGTCTGGGCTAAGGGAAACACGGAGTTTGCAGACTTCGCTCCGGCAGTGCAGACTTTGAACCAGGCCCTCGGCGGGCTTCCTCAGGATTTTATCGAAGCCGCGATCGAGACCGGAGACGCTCCGAGAGTGCTCTATGAACTCTCCAAGGATATTAATAAAGCGGCAGGGATCATGTTGCTGGGTTCCCCGGCAAAAATTGCTGTAGCAGTGTCAAAATATGCAGAAGGACTGGCAAAGCCAGAAGCCAAACCTGGTAAAACAGTTTCCTCTGCCCCTGCCCCTATCCCCGGTGCGGTGGGAGGTAATGTTGCCGCCCCAGCCTCGCTGGAAAACGAAGGGCTCTCCATGAAGGAATGGATAGCACTAAGGAGTAAAGAACTGAAGGCGAAGAGCGGACGATAGCCCACGTTTGACGCTTGCAATGTGGGTTTCGGCCTCACAAAGTCTTCTCGGGAGACTTTAAACCCCCCGCAGTCTTCTTGAAGACGTTAAAGACCATGCCTCGAGTGTACTGGCCTCACTCAGCCAAACGAAAGGATTTAACGGGGGCAACCCCATAGCTTGAGGCCGAAACAATGGCGAATCAATTACTGACTATCAACATGATCACTCGCGAAGCGATTCGCCTGTGGAAGAATACGAACTCATTCATCCAGCATCTGGACACGCAATATGACGATCAGTACGCTCGAAGCGGCGCGAAAATCGGCACGGCTCTTCGTATCCGTCTGCCGGCTGATTTCACTGTTCGTACTGGTGCAGCTGCGTCTCCTCAGGACACTGCGGAAGTCAGCACGACCCTGACCCTTGCGACTCAGAAGGGTGTGGATGTCAGCTATTCCTCGGTAGATCGCACGATGGCCTTGGATGATTTCTCCAAGCGCACCCTTGCTCCAATGGTCAATCGCCTGGTCGGTGCGGTAGCCGTGGATGTGATGACTGGCGTGGATAACGGTGGCTGCGCGAATTTCACTGCCAACCTCGATGCAGCGGGCAATGTGCTGAATCCTCGCGCTCAGGACATTCTCAATGCCAAGGCTATTCTGACCATCAACTCCGCCCCCAGCGACAATCGCAAGTTCGTTGCGGACCCGCTCACCATGTCTCGCATGGTTGGTTCTCTTGCTGGTCTCCTGAATCCCTCCACCAAGATCGGCAGCCAGTATGAGTCCGGTGAGATCCAGCAGGGCCTTGGCTTTGACTGGATGGAGGACCAAACGGTCATCAAGCACACGACTGGCGCCTATACTGCCATGACGGTCAATGGTGCAGGTCAGACTGGCTTGAATCTTACTGTCAATGTCATGACGGGGCCGTTGGCGGTTGGTGATATCATCCAGGTTGCTGGTGTCAACGCCGTGAACCGTATTACCAAGCAGAGCACTGGTCAGGCTCGTCAGTTCGTTGTCACGGCGAATGTGGCGACGGGTTCTACTGTGATCCCGATCTATCCTGCGATTCTGCCCTTTACCCTCCTCAACGGTGTACTGACGGAAGTTCAGTATCAGACCACGGATACTTCTCCAGCGAACAGCGCAGCCATCACGGTCGTCACCCCCTCGGCCAGTGTCTATCGCAAGAACCTGGCTTTTATCCCTGAGGCCATCACGCTCGCCACGGCGGACTTGGAACTCCCCAAGGGTGTGCATGAAGCGGCAAGAGAGCAATACGATGGGACCTCCATGAGGATGATCTCCGCCTACAATATCATGACGGATCAGTTCATCACCAGGTTGGACGTACTTTACGGCTTCCTCTACATTCGTCCTGAGTGGGTCGTTGCCGTCGGTGACGCGATCTAATAACTAAAGGAGGGGATAACCCCCTCCCTTTTTCAGGAGCAGACAATGAGCAAATTCAGGGCAGTTATTTTCGAGGACATGGAATTTCCTCCTTACGTATTTCGGGAGTACCCGAAGGTCATCGGATACGACCCAGCGGGGAACCCTATTACTGTGGCGAGTGCTGCAGAGGAACTTTCTTATGCGGATAGGATCTCCTCCGGTGATGTGAAAATTGCCAAGGAAGAAGCTCTTGCTGCGGAGAAAAATCTCCTCGCAGCGAAGAATGATGAACTGCAGGATAAAGTGGCGGCGCTGGAAGCGAAATTGGCTGCCTTGGCTACCAAGGAACCCCCGAAACCTGAGGTGAGTCTGGCAAGCCTCACTGCAAAGTCCAAGTAAAGGTTCTGCCCCATGACCACGCCACTGGATATTATTACCCAAGCTTTGAAAGAAGTTGGCGCGCTTGGTCAGGGGCAGACTGCCGCTCCTGTTGACGTGAATGATGCTTTTTTGAAGCTTAACTGGATGCTTAGCCAGTGGCAGCGAAAAAGGTATCTTGTATATCATTTGGTGGAACTCTCTTTTGTTTGTACTGGGGCGCAAAGTTATTCCATCGGGCAAGGGGGGAATTTTTCTTACTCTGCCGGGGATTTTAATTCAGATTTTAATTCAGATTTTTCGGGAGGAGGAGGGGCACTCGCAGCTACCAATCGCCCTGCGAAGATTGAGTCAGCGTTTGTCCGCCAACTTTCTGGAATGGTGGATTACCCACTGACTATGATTAGCTCCAAAGAGGACTACGATCACATCGCTTTAAAAACTTTGTCATCTTGGCCCTCTCATTTGTACTATGATGCTGCGTGGCCGATTGGATGGTTATACCCTTGGCCAGTTCCATTGGCAAATATTTACGAGCTGCATGTCACTATTGTCGCTCAACTTAGTCAATTCAACTCACTAACCCAAATTATCTCTTTGCCGCCGGAGTATTTTGCTGCGATATTTTATAATCTCGCGGTAAGGCTCTATCCCTCGTACACGACTCAGCCAAACCCTATCACCATAGCAATGGCGAAGGATTCTCTTAATGTGCTGAGAATGAGTAATTCTCGCATAGCTAATCTCCGGATGCCTGTTGATCTGGTGCGCCCGGGAGTCTACAACCCATACTCAGATCAAGTGAGGTAAGGCTATGACGACTTCGCAAACTTTTCAGCCCGGCTTCCGTCTTATTGATGGGAATGATTTGAATAATGCTCTTGCCATTGACGGCGGGAGTTATCAGGGAGGTATCGTAGCTGCGGCTGGCGGGGGGCAGACCAATGCGACATTGCTCACGAGTTCCTATAACTCCGTGGACACTGTGGTCTCCGCAAACGACTCGGTGAAGCTTCCGCCCTCCAAACCTGGTACCAGTACTACTATCATTAACACCTCGGCCAACGCTACGCAGGTTTTTGGTAGTGGCACTGATACCATCAATGCTGTGGCGTATGCAACTGGGGTATCGCAGGCGGCTGGTAAGGTTGCCAGTTATTTCTGCGTAGTCCCTGGTAAGTGGTTTCGGCAGTTGAGCGCTTAATATGGCAATGAAAAGGATTCAGCTTCTTGGTGGAGCTTATGTAACGAAGGGCCTCATTGCTGATGCCCAGCGTTGCGTAAACTTGTTCCCAGAAAAGAATCCGCAAGATGCAGAGGCCCCGGTGACGCACTACCCTACACCGGGGCTAACTCTTATCGTGCCTGGGCCTAGCCAGGCCCCAGTGCGAGGGCTTTATTTTGCGAATAATAATAAACTTTATGCTGTGATTGGTGACAGTGTTTATTATATCGACGTGAATTATGTTATCCATCTCTTAGGGACAATCCCGTTTAACTTCAGTATGGTCTCTTTTGTGGACAATGGGACTACGTTGGTACTGGTCGTAGGATCGACGACTGGGTATGAGATAACCCTCGCCACAGATGCTTTTGCTCAAATAACTGATCCTAATTTCTTTGGCGGAGATAAAGTCGATTACATTGACACTTTTTTGGTGAGTAATATCACAGGGACACAGAGTTTTATCTCCTCCCTTTCTAACTCAGTTTCCTGGGATGCACTTTATATCGCGAATAAAACTGCATCGGCAGACTTGCTTGTGACGCTTGTAGTGGTCCATAGGGAAATTTGGCTGTTTGGGGAGTTCACCAGCGAAGTTTGGTATGACGCAGGAAATGCTGGATTTCCTTTCGCCCTTGTCCCTGGAGTAATGATCCAACACGGTTGTGCTGCGGTATACTCGGTACAAGCAAATGCTCAGGCATGTTACTGGTTGTCGCAGGATAAGAATGGCAAAGCTTTTGTCATGAAAGGTCAGGCTTATCAGGCCGCTCCAATTTCCACTCCAGCTATAGTGCAGGAGTTTTCCAAATATGCTACAATCTCTGACGCGATTGCTTATATGTATCAGCAAGATGGTCATATTTTCTATGTTTTGAATTTTCCAACTGCGGATAAAACTTGGGTTTATGATCTTACCGCAGATACGTGGCATCAGAGAGTCTGGAGAGACTCTGATGGGGAGGAGCATAGGCATAGAGCGCAGTGCCATGTGTATGCTTATGGGAAAAATATTGTCGGAGATTGGGAGAATGGAAATATTTATATTCTCGATCAAACAGTCTACACTGATAATGGAGTAACGATTGAACGCAGAAGAAGTATGCCACATATCTCCTCCAATGGGAAGAGAGTTGCTCATGCACAGTTTATTGCGGATATTGAGACTGGGGAGTATCAACCAGTGAACGCTGGTGATCCAGATCCATTGATTTCACTTCGTTGGAGTGATGATAGAGGGAAATCCTGGGGGAATCCCGTTACCATGCCCCTCGGTACTTTGGGGCAGTTTCTCACTCAGCCTTCATGGAGGAGGCTTGGAATTACACGAGACCGAGTGTATGAGATTTTTTGGGATGTGCCAGGGCCATGTGCACTAAACGGGGCTTGGCTTGATGCAACGGAACTTGGTACATGATACCTTTTCCCAATACCTCAGCAATTCTTGTCGACCAGAATGGTTTACTTACTCAAGTTTGGGTGAAGTTTTTACAAAAACTAGCCGGGGTAGCGCTTGGGACTGGGAATATTGTTTTAAGTGCTACTGCCCCGCAAGGGGCTTTACCTTGTTCTGGAGGGACTTATTTGCGGGTGACGTACTCAGCCCTTTGGGCAGGGGCACAAGGATTTCTTGGTCCTGGGGATGGGAGTACAACCTTCACGGTGCCGAATGTAGTCAGTCCGCACGCAGGACTCACATATTATATAATGACATAAGGAGCAGTTATGTCGATCGTGTTTCAGGAAGAAGGCTGGGAGGCCTTTTACAAAGATTGTCAAGACTTATGGAAACTTCATTATCAAGAGATCGCTTCGGACAAGGAAAGAAAAAAACTTTCTGCTGACACCACCCGTTTTCAAAGTCTCGAAGCGTGTGGTCAGTTATATATCTTGACTGCAAGAAAAGATGGAGTCATGGTAGGTTACGTGGTCGCAGCTATTTGCTACCATCCCCATTTCTCTGAGATTCTGTGTGCTTTCGAGGATATGTATTTTCTAGCTCCGGGAAGCCGTGGAGCTAGAGTGGGGATGAGAATGGTTAAGAGAGCCTTGACTGGTATGAAAGCTCGCGGAGCGCAGATGGCTTTCTTCCACACCAAGGATTACAAAAATAATGGAAGGCTGCTCACAGCATGTGGGCTAGGATTGAGTGACCATATTCACTCTGGCTGGCTGTAGGAGTCACTCATGGGCATCGGTGCGATTATTGGAGGGGTAAGTGCCCTCGGTGGGAGTTTGATTAACTCCAATGCTTCGCAGCAGGCTTCGCAGGCGCAAGTTCAAGCGCAGCAACAAGCCCTGGCCCTGCAGCAAAAGATGTTTAATACTGATCAGGCGAATTTGGCGCCTTACATGGCGCAGGGGCAATTTGCTCAAAGTCAGTTGAATGCGAGGCTTCCTGCACTTACTGCGCAGTTCAACCCCTCAGATCTGCAAAACACCCCTGGGTATCAGTTTACCTTGGGGCAAGGGCTCCAGGCAACGCAGAATGGCTTTGCAGCTCAGGGACTGGGAAGTTCCGGGGCAGCGATCAAAGGGGCAGGACAGTACGCGACGGGTCTGGCCCAGTCCACTTATAATCAGCAATTGCAGAATTATCTTGCCCAGAACCAACAAACCTACAACATGCTTGCAGGGCAACAGGGGGTTGGGTTAAATGCTGCGACTGGGCTTGGATCTCTTGGGAACGCTTTGACTGGACAGTCGAGTAACTCCCTTACCAATATGGGCAATGCCCAGGCCTCAGGAATACTTGGCAGTGCCAATGCACTCTCCGGAGGTCTAACTAGCGGAGCAAATTCTCTCGCCCAGTACAACATGCTGAACCAACTTCAAGGGAATGGAAGTTTGTTTAGCAATCTCGCTGGGTATAATACTTCCTTGGCGAACTTACCAAATACCATCAGCATTGGCGCTTTTGGCAACAACAGTATCTTCGGTTGAGGAGTGAATAATGGCTGACGTCCCGGCTCCCCAGTATCCACAGCAAGCTCCTCAGCAGGACAATCCTCTTGCTGCAATGGGGCAGGCTGTTAATGTCGCCCAGGGCAGCATGAATATCATGCAGCAGCATATGATGCTGCAAGGCAAGATGGCGCTTGGGCCGATTATGCAGCAAGCGGTAGACCCTCAGACTGGGCACTTGGATTATGACAAAGCTTTTGTGCTTATGAGTGCGGACCCTAGGACCGCTTTCATGGCTCCGGATTTCCTTGCCCAGGGAGTGCAGAAGCGGCTTACTGAGACTCAGACTGCGGGGGCTATGCTTGATACTCATTTGAAAGCTCAAAAGGTTGTTGGAAATGAATTAGCTGGATTGCTTGCTGAGGGCGCGCAGAATGGAAATTCTATTGATCCCGCGAAAGTCAGCGCAGCTGCTATGTCTATAGCTCGTGGTCCTTATGGAAATATTCTTTTTCCTAATGGGGCTCAAGATGTAATGAAAATGATTCCCTCTGTGCCGAAGGATGGGAAAAGCGTTTACAACCTAGTGCAACAAATGGCCCTGCGCGCGGCTGGAAGTGAAAAATCTTTGGAGGAGGTTAATAACCATCTTCTGACGATTAATAAAGGCGGGCAGCAAGAAATTCATAATGTCGGACTTGGCCAGGATAGGATCCAAGGGACTATTATAAATACTCCGACTGTGGAGCAAAGAAACACTCCAGTTACCACCCTCAACGCCAAAGGTGGAGAGCAGATTACTCCTCGTGGAGCGACTCTGGGCCTTCCGATGCTGGACGGGGCTGGCCAACCAATTCAAGGCTCAGGTGCTCCCGGTGCTGCTCCACCCGGTGGGGCACCTGCGGGGATGGAGGGGAATCCTCCCTCCCCTCCATCCCCACCCACTACAAAACTTGGGCCAGTGGAGCAAGGGTTGCTGCAGGAAGATGTGGATTTTAATAAGAGTAAACAGAAGGATCTTAGTGAGGCTGTAGCCCACGCGACGCAGATGAAATTGAACTTGCAGGAAGCTGCCTTGACTTTGAAAGATATAAAACCCGGTCCTGGCGGTTCTATGCGTCAGTCGATTGGGCAGTTTCTGGCTGCTGCTGGAGCGGACAAGGATGTTGTGGATGGGGTCTCTAATGGATCTCTTTCAGCTTCGCAAGAATTTGCCAAACTTATGCTGCAAATCGCGACCAGTAATATGGCGTCGCAGCTTAAAGGTGGCGGGCGGTTTACGAACGCGGAGTTTGAGAGTTTTATCAAGGCCAACCCGAACCTTGACATGGACCCTCAGGCTATCCAAAAAATGCTCGCATTCTACAATCGCCAGGCGAACCTTACGTTCGCTGAGAACGATGATTATAAGAACTACAGAAACGCAGCTCGCAAAGACCCAAATTTGCACCTGCAGGACTACGACGCGCACTGGCAGCAGCAGTTGTTGAAGCATGGTATTCTCAAGCCCAACCCTGATTTTGCTAGTAGGGGATGAAATAATGGAAAACTACCAGCAAGCCCTCCTTGATGCCATTGCTGCGCCTGAGTCCAAAGGTCAGTATAATATCCGGTATGGTGGACCTGACGGCTCGAAGTATTTCACTGGTTATGACGATCATCCGAGGATTAAAGAAAAAACTGGAGATAAGACCTCTGACGCAGCGGGACGGTATCAGTTTCTTAGCAGCACCTGGGATGGGCTTGGTGGTGGAGCTTTTACGCCAGCTAACCAGGATATGCGTGCTTGGCAGTTGGCGGACAGAGACTATCGGGCGAGGACAGGGCAGGATCTGGCTACGGTGTTGCAGTCTAAGGGACTGACCAAAGATGTGCTTAATACCCTTGCGCCAACCTGGACTGGTCTCGGGACTGATCCAAATAGTGCTCTTGCAGCGTACAATGCTACGCTGCAGGGCAAACCTATTGTTCCTAACTCTGGTGGAGTTGAGGGAGAGGGAAACCCACCTTCCATGGAACTCTCCTACAACCCTTCCTCCTCTGCAAAATCTGCATTGCAGAAATACGGCCTGATTGAAGGGGCACTGGGAGACCTCCCACAAATTACCGGAAGCAAGGCATCTCTCCCTGGGGATGATCTCTCTCAACACGCCGCGCAGGTTCTTGGGAACTATGGCCTGATTCCCCAGAGCATCAATGGGGTTAACCCTGACCCTATGAAAACTGGGGGAGCCTATGACTCTCAAGGCCACCTGGTAGTCGGTGGGGCTCCTTTCACGCAGAATGCTGACTGGGGCCTCGGCCAGATGGGGGCGAATGGCGTACTAGCTGGGCTTGGAGCCAAAGCCGCGGCGCTTGCAAAACTCGCGCAGTTGAGACTCTCTGGCCAAACTCTCCCTGATAATGCCTATGACCAACTGGTAAGTGCTGGGCAAGGGGCCAGAAAACAAGAACTTGCTGCCCATCCTATCGCCGCGCCCCTCGCGGAGGCGGCAGGAACTGTGGTGCCAACGGTAGCTGCTGGACTGGGCGCCGGGGCGGTGGCAAGGGGAGTGGGAGGGGTAGCGACGCGCCTGGCGGCCCCTACGGCAAAAGCAGTTGCTGATGGAACTTTAGCTGCGGATGCAAGTTTAGCTGCGCGAGTTGCGCCAAAAGTCGCGCCTACCCTCAATGCCGCAGGGGAATTCCTTGGTGGGACTGCTGGTGGACCTGCGTCCTCGTTTGGGTTTCCAGCAGGTGGCATTGGTTGGGGAAATGCCATTCTTAGCAATGCATCTAGGGGCGTTTCGGGGGCGGTACAAGGCGATTTAGCCGGACATGTGCTAGGGGGGTTGCAAGACCCTAATGACCCTATGAACGCCGCTTTGGGCGCGGGCGCAAACATGCTCCTTGGTCCTCTTGGCTCCAAGGTTATCTCCCCATTCCGCGCCGCTGTAACTCCAGAAACCCGCGATGTAGCGAATAGGCTTATCGGGCAAGGAGTGGATGTTAGGGGTGGGCAGATTGCATCCTCCCCGGCGATTAAAGCTTTGGACTCCGCGAATGTTTCCCCAGAACTCAAGCAGCAACAACTGGAGTCCTTGACTCGAGCCGCAGGAGCTCAAATTAATGCTGATACTGTAATGGATGGTTTAGGTACAAAAGGTTTCACGCCAGATGTACTGAAAAAAGTCAACGGAGATATTGGAGCAGAATTTAATAATATTGCTGCTCACACAAAAATAGATTTGACTGCTCCAGATGCAAATGGGCAAAGTATTTACAATAAACTTGATGATATGAAAAAACGTGTTTTAAGTGGGTCTGTTGATGATTCAGAGTCTAAAAAAATTCTTAAAGCCATAGATCAAATTGAAACGCAGGGGCTTATCAACAATCACCAAATTGATGGAGATACATATCAATTCCTCACTAAAGAGGAAGGGCCAGTCAAACAATTAAGAGATGATAATAACTCTTGGGTACAGGGTTATGGTAAAAAACTTCATGGTATGCTTATTGATGGATTGGATGCTAGTTCTCCTCCAGAATATAAAGGAGCTATTTCTGACGTCAGATCTAGATATATGAAACTGCAAATGATTGAAGATGCTATGAAAGGTGGGGCAAACTCAGGACTGGTAGACCCAGTAAAGCTCAAGAGTGCGATTTATAGAGCTTATGGAGACTTCCCGCCACCTGACCTTGATGCTCTCGCCCGTGCAGCTAACCTTGGGTTTTCGCGCCCAGCACTCGAATCTGGAATTAAGGAAGGGGCAAAGCCTTCGCCAGGATTGTGGGCTAGTCTCACCTCCCATGCTGGACCTGCAGGAGTTGGAGCTGGCGCGGCAATGCTTGGGGATCACTTTGGTCCTCATTTTCTTTCCGCTATAGCAGACAATCCACTTGCTGCAGGAATACCTATCGGTGGCGCAGCATTAAATGTTGGCATGAATATGCTTGCAAATGGAGTACGGAGCAAAGTGATGCAGTCTCCAGGATACACCAATTTTCTTCTTGGAGGGGGCAAAGTCCCTCCTCTCCCAAATCCCCTTATCGGTCCTGCCACGCAACTTCGGAGTGACATCTATGCCCCGCCTCGTAAATAAATGTCTAGGTATCCTGGTTGGACTCTGTCTTGCAGTAAGTGCTCATGCTGCCACACTTCTCCCGAATGGGAAGCAGGTCTTTTTCAATGGGAATGGTCAGCCTCTTTCTGGAGGGAAAGTAACTTTTTACATCCCCTCTACCACGACGTACAAAACTACCTGGCAAGACTCCAGTGGTACCATTCCCAATTCCAACCCCGTGGTGCTGGATTCCAATGGCTCTGCCATTATTTATGGTTCAGGAATTTACCGAGAGGTTGTGACTGATGCTCTTGGGAATTTAATTTGGGATCAGCTTACTGCTGATACTTCCCAGGGTACCGAGTCTTATTCCTGGGGAGGACTTTCTGCTGGGACTCCAAATGCCCAGACAGTCAGTGTTGCAACATTTTCCTCCACTGCAGGGCAGATCATAGCTTTTAAAGCTTATGCCTCTAATACTGGAGCATTTACCCTCAAGCCTTCGGTCCTGGGTGCAATCGCAGTTTACAAAGATACCTCTGCCGGGCCAGTACCTCTTTCTGGCGGGGAGATTATAGCTGGCAATACGGTGCAACTTATCTATGATGCAAGTCTTAGTGGTTTTCACCTTGTTAATTATCCGTCAGGTTCGCAGTCTTTTCTTTCTATAAATGCTGCAGCTATTACCGATCTAGGAACTGTAGGGAGTTCTAATGTTTATATAACTGGAACAAGTACTGTTTGGGGTTTTGGCTCAAGTGCTTCTACTACTTCTCCTGTGTATAGGATCTTAATGCAGGGAGTGGTTACGCTGATGAACAGCACTAACCTTAGCCTCCCTGGTGGAGGATATATTATCACCCAAGCTGGTGATAGTTTTGTAGCTGTGTATACTGGAAGTGGAACTTGGCAAGTGACTTCTTACACCCGCCAGGCGGATACCCCATTTGTCCCTTCTGGAGCTGTGATGGCTTTTAATCTTGCGTCCTGCCCAGCTGGATGGAGTGCTGCAAATGGAAGTGGAGGGACAGTGAACTTGGTTGGGTATTTTATTCGTGGGCTAGATGCCACAGGCGCAGTGGACCCAACGCCAAGGGCACTCGGGAGTGTGGAAGCTCATGCATTGCAGGATCACTCGCATAGTATCTCACCTAGTTCTGTCCTGGTTAGTGGAGGATCTTATCTTGGGGGAGGTTCGATTGGATTTAGCCCCGGAACAATCAGTGTCGGTAATATGCACACAGGTAATGCCGCCTCTGAAACTCGGCCAGTCAATGTGGCCTTGCTTTACTGTCAGAAAAACTAAAGGAGACTAACATGTCGAATATTAGTAATGCCTTGCTCTCGTATGCTCTGCCCTGGGCGCTGGCGAGATTGAATGATAGGAATACCTGGGTGACCTGGATTGTGGCAGCTGCTGCACATTTTGGTGGAGTTATCAACCCGGAGTTCAATACACTCCTTGTGAATGTGGCGACAGGCATTGTGGTCATCATTGGCTACGCATATCAGGGTAAGCCGATTTTTACTGGAAAGGGCGTAAAATGACGATCACTTCTTGGTTTCATTCCATCGAGACTAATGTCGGCCTGGTCCATGTGGACATTAATGCAGTGATTGGGAAACTGATCTCTGGGATCGAACTCGTGGGGCATGAAATTGATGCCCTGCTGAAATGGGGAGTCTCTCAATCCGCGAATATCGAGGCGGGGTTGAATGCTGCGGCGCCGGTTATTGCTGCGGTAGCTGGGCTGGCGACGACTGCCGCGACAGGGAATCCTGGTGCGGGACTTGTGGTTAATCGGGCGATTAATGGAGTGGACGCTGCATTCACCGCGGCAGAGGCCTCAGTAAAACTGCTTAATGCCGCTAAAGTCTCTCTTGCGGAGACAGGAGGAGGAACGGTTGCGAATGACACTGCAGCGATTGTGGCGGCGGTTCACGCGATCACCACAGCGAACTCCCAGGTCGCTAATGTCTCCACAGCGGCACTTAATGCTGCCCAGGCAATTCAGGCTTTGATTCCTCCGAAAGCTTAAAGGTCATGGAAATGCCTCCTTTCTCAATCGACCTGACAGTGATCTATGACGTGTCAATGATCGGAGCAGTAGTTTGTAGCCTGGCTGGGACTATCTTTTACACTAGGTTTCGGTCAGAAAAAGCTGAAGAACTCGCAAAGCAGGCGAAGGCGGAGGTTGTAGAGCTTGGTGTGGAGCTGACTACTTTCCGAATACACGCAGCACAAAACTATGTGACGAGCGAAACGCTTGGGAGGATAGAGGGGAGACTTGGTGAAATGGGGCAGGAGATGCGAGCGGATATTAAGGATATAAAGGACACGATTATATCCGCGCTAGCGTCCCTTGCAATGGGGAAGAAAGACTAAAAAAGGGGGCGTAAGGCCCCCTTTACTTTGCGCGGACTGTGGCCCACGTTGCACAACGCAAACGTGGGTTTTTTGCTCATTCCTGCCCATGAGTATTCTTCGGGGTTGGCATGTAGGTTTTTGTTCCCGCGTGTCTTATCATCATATTACTCCTCTCCGCAATTTCGAGAATACGGTTGATTTTCTCCGAGGGAACTTTGCCTGTGAGAAAGTGGACTAGCATCCCTTCGTGGAGTGGTTTTTTATTCTTCGCATAGGCTTGCCACATGAAGAAGTGCAGTTCTTGTAGGACCAAGAGATCGCTTTTCCCAGACATCTCTCGGAAAATATCTGGCATTACTTGTTCTGCTCCTAGGAGCCAATCCTTAGCCCGAGTAACATCTTCCAATGTAACTCGCATAGTTGGCCCTCTTGACATTGCAGATATAGCGCAGAGTTTGAGAGTGTGTAGAATACGACGAGGAATATAATGAGCAAGCTTGCTATGTTCAGGCACAGGCTCACAGCCGCCGTAAGCCCAGTCCTCAATTGCGTGCTCAGCTTCTTCGTCCCAAGATAATTGACCATAACGCTCTCCCATGTTTGCAAGACCTTTAGCGAGGGAGCTGAAAAGTTCCTCTCGCTTTTCTTTTTTGGGTCCGAATAGGCGAATTTTCGGGCCGGTGCAGGAGTACACCATTATAAGACGGGAGGTAAACCCCATTGTCCAAGCTTCTTCGGGGAGAAGAGAAGCAAGAAACCCCGGCTGTGTCCCTGCAAGGATTGTTAGTTGAGGGCAGGGGATATCGACGACTCTCGACATTGTCCTGCGCTCTTCACGATACCTCCTAGGATTATCGAATACGAAATTGAGCACGGAAAAGAATTCCAGATCGTGGGCCGGTACCAAAACTCCAAGTTCCCCGCAAGGGACCAGAAGTGAATGATATTCCAAGAGGTTTGCCCCGTTGTTAAGGGGCTTTTTTGTTGCGGCTTTTTCAAGTGAGTCAATGAGTGCCGCCTTGGTGACGTTGTTTGGGGAGATATGGAAACAATCTGCAGCTACCCAGAGTTCTTCGACAGGATTTATCGCGATAGTGTTGTGAATGACTGTGAAGTCATCAAGAAGGAACTGATGATCTCCATCAACAATGATACCATGCCATTTTCCTAGTCTTGAGGGTTTTATTGTAAACCCAGTATTATTTACGTTTTTTATTTGTCTACGTGGATGAGCTTTTTTCCTATGGATTTTGCAAGGAATTACCTGACACTCTCCACTGATAGAAACTCTCCAATATAAATTGGATACATCTCCACAAGATTTCATAGATGAAGTTATGTAGGCTGCAAGCCCTAATGATCTACACAAGAACGCTACATCAGTGCTAAGTTGTTTACTTTTACTGATAAAGTCATAACAACCATACTTAGCAAGATAACATCCATCTGTGTCAATAAGTCCAGCAAGAACTTGTCTCCTTGTCTCATATGATCCATATTTTATAAACTCAGGAATAGATTTATCTCCACATTTGTCTGTGAGTCCATAACTTCTAAGTTTATCTAGGAGATGATTTTTCGTCCATTGCCCTTCTTTTGTGTAAGAAGTTAGTCCATAGCGATTACCAGCACCTGAGACATTCAAACCCCATTTTTCGGCTACAGTATGACAAACTTGTGCTATTTCATAGTCCTCTGTGGTTATAAAGATAGATTTTCTTTCTATTAAACTATCTCCATCACCAAGTAAGACTCCAATAAAATATGGGTCTACTTCAGGTTCATCTCTATAAGAAAATTCTTTTACTCCTGTTCTCCAGAGCTTCCATTCACTCTTTTTAAAAGCAGGCCAAGTTAGCCATTCATTCACAGTTACATGGAGAATAGAACCTTGGTTAGGCTTCCTGCTTTTGCGAAGGGAAAGAATATGTTCTCCATTACATTCCCAAGAGCGCCCTTTGGTAGGAGTTACTTTGTAGAGTTGCCCCTCTCCTGGTGCGGTCTTAAGAACTTGTCGCTGAGTTCCATCTGGTCCAATGAGTAAATCCCCTTCTTTTACTGTTTCTACAGGAACAGCTTTCCCATCATAGGTGAGTACTAATTCACCATAACTCAAGCACTTGCCAATGCCTGGCGGTGCAACCAAGAGTGTGAAAAGGTTGGGGTAGAGTTGGGACTGTGCAGTTTCGATCCAGACTCGGCGTTCCAGAGCTCCAGATACGGCTGTGATTGCAGACCAGAGGCGAAAGATTTCTGGCGTCGGAGACCCCTGGGTGTACTCCATGAAATTTGAGATCCAATCACCCTCTACAGCGTCCTTGAAAGCAGGCTGGTCCTCGTGCGCGTGTCGGGCTTGCCCTTCCATTTAACTAACCTAAAGTTGGAGTTTCTTTTATTGAACATTGTCTATCTCCGCAGAGCTTGAGACAACTGCTCAATCGCGTTTCGTTTCTCTAGGTCTCGAGTTCTTTTGTGGATTAACATATGATAAGCTTGGTCAGGGCAGATTACTAGATTTAGTGGAGTAAAGTTATCGTCTTTTATTCCATTCATATGATGAATTACAGTTTTGGGCGGAAGTTTTTTACCTAGGGCTTTTTCTGCTAGCATTACATGCTCAAGAACTTTTTCTCCATTTATTGTGTATTCTCTGTATCCGTCTTTTGTGCTATAACCAGAACCGTCTGGGGCTGAAATTAAATATTCCCTGCCATGTTTTGTCACTGAGTCATAATGTTGTTGGCAATAATTCTTAGCGAAAGCATTTTGCTCACAACCTTCCACAGAGCATATTTTGCCTTTATTCCTCATATTTTTGACTGTATTAAGATCTCCGTGTCTTGTAAGTCTGTGCCAATGTTTACTGCAATATCCATAATTAGTCGCAATGGTAGTGCAGTCTTCAACTTTACAACTGCAACTTGATCCTTTTCTTCCTCTAGTCATCACAAAGTCCTTTGCTGCCAGGGAGTTCTTTTTCTATCATCTTTTTGTCCAGACTTCCATTTCTTTAGACCATCTGGATTTGCATCAGAAAAATTTCCCCAATTATACCCTATTTTGCACTCACCCGGAACGATTAGCTCGCGTCCATTTTGGGAAGTGCGAATGTCTATTATGTTGAGTGCTTCGGGCAAAAGCTCATCTTCGTTATCGGTCTCTCTATACTGAAAATAAATCGCATCATGGACTTGGGCAGTTATACGTATGCGAGAACCAAAATGCTGCCAGAGGCGATAAAGTGCTAGATTTGTACGATCACCTGTAGCAGACTGAGGTGCAAATGCTATCGCCTCCCGCAAAGTTGTATCATCGCCCGGTCGCCCAAAGAAGTGGCGCTCCCTTCCCCAAGGGGTTACAAGCTTTTGCTGTGTTTGTAAACTTTGCGCTACATGCTGATGCCATTTTGGAATACCAGGAAATGCCGTGAAATACCCTTTTTGAAAAGCTTCCGCTAAATGCACAGGTATTTTGGCGTGCCTTGCCATCGTGAAAGGTCGTCCAAAATAATTACTCCCATGCCCCAGCTTTTTGGCCATATCCCTGTAAGAGTATTCACGGTAAAAAATTTGATCAGCTATCTCTCGGTCATGCTTTTTCTCCCCGTTCCAGGGTAAGTCTTTCCATGTCATTCGACAGACGGTTGTGTGGAGGTCTCCAGCGTAGCAAGCGTCAAGATAAGACCAGTCTCCAAAAAGTATTCCACAGAGCCAACCTACTTCACGAGACTCAGCTTGTTCAAGATCAATGCCACAAAGTTTCCAGCCCTCATCAGAAATGAAAATTTTCCGTAACTCACCAGCTATATTTTGGAGGTTTGTTCCTGTGCCATCTGCAGAAGATGATGAGCTCCATCGACCGGTCTCAGTCCCGGCGATGTTGTAGCTGGTACGCATTCTCCCATCAGAGGATACTTCCGTCTCAAGAACTGAGAGTTTCTTTCCGAGATCTCGGATGGTGAGGATGCAGGCAATGATTGGTCGGGCATGGAAGTAAAGCTCCAGTTTCTCGAGGGCTTCGCGGTTGGTGGAGAGCTTTCTCTGCCCTTTCTGGGAAATCCAGACCTCGGGAAGTTTCATGGCGGAGTAGAAAAAGTCGATTAATTGCTTGGGAGAACGAGGATTCAGACCCTTAGACCAGATTGCAAAGGCGAATTTCTGCAGAATCCCATCGAGGCGAGAGATTTCTTTACGTAGGGACTCGATGCCTTTCTGGCGTTCATACTCATCAACTCTAAAACCCCTAAGCATCATTTCGAGAACTGGGGCTTGAAGTGCCCGCTCGAAGTTATAGATCATGGGGTCGAGGTTGTGAAGGGAGCGCAGTTCTTTGAAGACCTCGAAGGTCACGCAGCAGTCCAGGCCGTTATAGACCTGGTAATGGTGAGGAATGGCTCCGAGAGCGAGGTTATGGGTTTCGATAATTGGCATCAAAGTTTCCCTGTGGAATGAAGCCAGTTAAAGAGTCGTCGCCAGAAATAGGAGCGGATTAGAGATACGACTGTAAAAATAACATTGATCCAAAAATTCTGACTGGCAGTAGAGTGAAAACCAAAAAGAGGAAAGACAATGCTGGCGGTTATAAAGGCGATTATGAAGCCAGAAAAGGTGTTGAGAGAGATTTCTATAAAAGAGTGAGAGCGCTTTTGTATAGAGGGTTTCATTGCAAAGACCCCTCGGAAGGGAGGAGAGAGATTTGGAGGTTGGAGAGGAAAATTTTTGAAGCCTGCTCTTTATCTGCAGGGGGAAGGGCGAGGAGATATGCGGTAGAGATTGTCACACAGGCAGCGAGAATATCCATGACATTTATTTCTGTACCAGGGGAGGTAGAGCAGACGATATTATTCCATGCTTGTGCCCAAGCGAGAGCTTTGTCGTAGTCAGTCATCTTTTTTCTCCGCTTCAGTGTCTTTTCTCATTAATTTCCAGGAGCTTTCATTTGTATAAATTGAGCCTAAAAATCCTAAACCTTTTTGTAATTCAGGGTATAGCGCATGATGATATAACATCGTATCATCTGTGCAATTAGTAACTCGTAAAGGAAATTTAAGAATATATTGAAGGTCATATAAACCATTCTGCCAGATCTTATTGGCTGGAAGAGTGAGAAGTCGTTCCACTGCCCGCCAGGCAAGGCCTTCTTCCTGCACACTTGGCCAGAAGTTAACCCCAGCTTTGCTGGTAAAAGGGATCACAAGGGCGTGCTTTGCGGACGAGGCAAAACCAATTTCAGTAATCTGCCCGTTCTTTGTTTCAATGTCACAGGCGAGGAACTCCGCAGGAACTGCATGGGTAAGGGTCCATTGCTGAATTTCGTGGAGAGTTGGGGAGACGAGGATATACCTCTCCGGCCGGGAGATCTCCGGGGACTCGCTTTCCCGCTTCGCCTTCATGAGGTCCGCAAGAACTATCGGACGGTAAGCCCAGTTCCTGAGGACTGCAGCAGGATTATAGGTGGGGAGAACTTTATATTCTCCAAACAGCCCTTGGGAGACGACTCCACGAAGCGATCCAATGCCGGCAGAACCAAGAAGGCTCCAGCAAGCAGTATTGCCAAGAGCAATAACAATGTTTCGAGGGAAGGAGTTAAGTTCTTCATGGAGCCTCGAGATATGTGGGAAGTGGGAGGGGAGGATGTATTTCCCCTGGGAAAGTTGCTTGAAGGGGTAGTCCTTGCCTGCCAGGGACTTCGGGCCACAGAGGGACTCGATATTGCCACCTGGGGGCTGGAAGGGAAAGACATTTGTGAGAAGACAGGAAGAGCGAGAGAAACCACTTTCACGGAGGAGACGAGTGAGTTCCTGCCCACTCGGTCCCATGAAGGGTTTTTTCACCAACTCATCGTCCTTGCCAAAACACTCCCCGACAATTACTACCTTGGCGTCACGAGGGCCAAGGGTTCGGGAGAAGGGAGTTAGGGGCATGAGGTTTCTTCGAGGATAGCTTTGAAAAGAAGCAGGTAGACAAGGAGGTCATCCACACGACCGGAGATAGGTTCGAGTCGTTCCCTCGTCTTCCCCTCGTTGAGGTCTTTAATATACTGCATGACCGCATCCCAATGCTTCGCGGAGTACACTGCCCAGACAGTCTCCATTGGGAGGCCAAGGGCCGCGGCGTTTCGGCGGAAGTTCGCGAGGCGATCGGAGTCCCCTGCGTACTCTCCTCCTTTGAGAGAGGAAAGGGATTTGATTTGGGCTACAGAGGTGTTAAGAAGGTCATCCCAGCGTTTGTGGGAGTAGAAACCTGGAGCTTTGGTTACACAGGGATCTTTAGGGAATTTTTTCTTAGATATTGCTGGTTCCCATTTGTCGTGAAAGTTGCTACATGTATTACATGGCTCTAGCTTGTAATTTACATCGTCATATTTACAGGTGCTGCAAGTTTCCATCTTATCGCCCTCCCACAGATCTAAGTGTCCGAAAATGCTTCAGCGCTTTCCTAGCATTCTCACAATGTTCTTGGGAGATTTCCAGCCCCAAGGTAGACTTCGCTCCACTAGCCTCGGCAGCTCTCAGCGCGCTCCCACCCCCGCAAGTCGGGTCTAGCATATTGGTATGCTCATCCACAAAGAGTTGGAAGAAATGCTTGAGCACAGGGTCAGGCTTGGTGGAGGCGTGGTGCTCTTTCGCGGTCGGAGCCCAGTAGATGTTGGACACTGGCTTAACAACAAGGCGATCCTCGCGGGACATGAGGAAGGCAGTTTCGTAGACCCTCCGAGGGCCTCTCTTCGCGTCAGGGAGAATTCCGACGTTATCACTCTTCCCCCAGATAAGAGGGAATTTGTTGATGGAAAGACTCGGCGCCCGCTGCGCGAAGCGATCGAGGGTGGCCTCGTAATGCTCCATGGAAAACCAAAACATGATATGCCCGCTAGGGGTCATGATTTTGTCCAGGTTAGCGCAAAGACAGTCGATGAGTTTCCAGTAAACTTCCGGGGAATCATCGTAGGTCTCCCACTTATCTCTCCCACTCATTGCCCCGCCAAAAGCGTTGATCCCGTAGGGGAAATCACAGTGGATGAAGTTAAATCTCGGCCCTTCATAGATCGGAGCCCAGTCGAGAAAGGACTCGTGGAGGATGGATTCAGGCTGAAGGATCGGGGCCGGTTTTGGGGATAGATCGGACGCAAAAAACGGCGTCAATTGGCCGGTTTCCGCGGCGCGTGACGGCGATTGTACGGCGGGCGATAGGGATATACCATCGGCAATTTGCGGGGCGTCCTTGGCCGTCCCTACAACGTGTGCCTGCCCTTCAATCTTAGCAAAAACTCCCGCGCCCGCTTCCAGGATGTCACTCATAGCATCCCCTACCGCCCGCTCGTCAAGGCGGGAGAGGATGTTGTAAGCCGCGCCGATCGACTGTGCGTCTTTGAGACGAGAGGAGTCAAGGTCTCGGAAAACACGGAGGGAGCGGGAGATGTAGGCGTTGGAGACGGAAATGGTTTTGCCAGTGTCGTCTTGGGTCCACTCGGGGTCTGCGTCGAGGTAAAGGGTGTGGATGCGGGCGATAGCTCGGCACTCATCCCGCCAAGGGAGGTCCATGCGTTTGAGGTTTTCCTCCGCTTCGATGATCTCTCCTTCGATTGGAGTGAGTTCAGCTGCGAAGCGGGTTGGGATAGTGGTGAGGCCGAGGTTACGGCAGGAAGTGTAGCGGCGCTCTCCTGCGACGAGGATGAAGGAAGCCTCGGGGAATGTGCCAGGAGCATCGGAAGGGAGGCGAGGCCTTACCACTATGGGGGAGATTACTCCGTAGAGGGAGATGGAGGGCTCCAGGTCAGAAGTGTTGATCTCCCGACGCTGGCGGGTGGGGAGGATGGAGATGGAGGTTAGTTCGAGCTGTTTGTATTTGTGGGTAAGCATGTGTTATTCCTTATTTTTAGTCAAATAAAGAGGTTCGATAAGGGAATTATTCTGCAACGACGCCAATAATTCTACCTTTTTTATAGCTATGATCGAATCAGCTGTGCCTTTTCTAGCTCGTGCTTTACTGATTGATAGTTCTCCAGATTTGATTGCCAAAAAATCTTGGTACAATTCACCGAGTAGTTCTGTGGTCGTAACCATGTGCTTGCTCCTTTATAGCTCGATGGATGAGAGTTTTTATTTTTTGTATAGCTAGTAACTCTGGCGTAGGTTTCACTCCCTTTGGAAGATTTAATAACTGAGTTAAATAATTTTTATCTAAATCTTCTCGGTCTCTTTTACGTTTAATCAAGTTCTTTTTATCAATCTGTTTTTGAACTGATCTGTCTCGCTTCTTTTTCTTTTCTCTTATTTCTTCAACATGAGATTCTCTATAGGCTTTAGCGTTTACAGCAATTTTTTCTTTATTCTTTATTCTAAAAAGTTTACTTCTTGCATTGTTAGCTGCTTTTTGTTCTGCTGTGAAGATTCTTGGCATCTTTCCTCTCCAAGTAATTAATGAGGGGGAGGGGATATGCTCCGCCCCTCCCCCCTTTAATTACTCGTTATGGCCGGAAAGGGTCTTAACGTCGTTGAACGGAGGCTCTTCCGGGTTACGAGTGTTGGGGCGCTGAGTTACTTCCACAAGAACCTTCGCGCCCTGGGTCTCCGGGATCAAGGAGTCGAAGGACTTGCCCACGGTGTCAATGCCGAGGGTTTCCAAGAACTTCTTGAAGCGGAAGAGGGCGTCTTCGGTAAGGTAGAAGTCCTTGCGAAGCTGCTTCTTCGACCACTCGATGCTTGCGACTTCCTCTACATACACGTCATCGCCGGCGCCAGTGAGCTGGATGGTGAAGCGGATGAAGGGGGTTTTCTTTTCCGGGGACTCGTCGAACTTATACTCCTTGATAATGCCGTAGTAGGTGCCAGCGGGAAGAGGGACAGGGGCTTTCACTTCATCGAGGGGCTTGGAAAGAAGAGCGCTAAAATCAACAGCCATGAGGGTTTTCCTTACGTTTTCTCCGGGATCGGAGCGGGGTTAGTGGCGAACCACTAAATTTTGTGCTGACCTTCAACACCACGAGCAATGCGGTCGGAGGTTCTCAGCTGTAAAGTTTTGAGAGCTGCTCTGATGAGGCTAAGAGCATAAGCGTTTATAGGGGAGACGAAAGGGCCGGACTGAAAACTTTCCAGACGATCAATGACGATGGCGAGGAGAGCTTCCTGGGTCAACCCATTGACTCCTTTTTCAGGGATTGGGCCATTCTAGAAAAGAATGGTGGAATGTTCTGCTGGTTGCCCGTGCCGGGCCGTCCAAGGATCAGAGGCATTAGTTCCGCTATTGAAACCAGTGATATGGTAAAGGTGATTTGCACCACCAGAGCCAGGTTCATCAAGAACCTCAATTTTCAATTGAGATGCTTGATCACCACTTACGATATGTGTTGAGATTTCTCTAGTCATTACTTGCTCCATAAAATTGGTCACGACAGCAGGATTCGAACCTGCGACCTGAAGTACCCAAAACTTCCGCTCTGCCAGACTGAGCTATGTCGTGAGGGCTGGTCCGGTGAGACTCGAACTCACATTGCTAGTTACACTATATCCTACCAATTGGACGACGGACCAAAAATCCGGGGCGGCGAGACCCAGGTGTCGCATGATGACTCGCCGCCCCTTTGTTAAGCCAGACAGGGGGAGATCTGGCTTAATTCTCAAGAATAATGGCAGGGGCCGGTTGGCGTTTGGCCTTGAAAATCTCTTTCTCTGCTGGAATGAACTGCGCGAAGACTTTATCGCCAGGTTGTTGGACGGCGACTCCGATGTCTCCGCAGGAACCAACCTCGGTGACAGTGGCACGAAGGTAGACCACATCGCCTTTGGCGAATTTGGGGGCAGGTTTGATGGAGTTCGACTGCTTGTTGAGACTGGCTGTAGCGGTTGCTTGGTTATTGCCTACGCTTCCATCGCTAACCTGACACATATCACGCCTCCTTGCTTCAGCAAAAATAATATCTCTTATTTCTGGGGAATCTTTATGATCGTGCATAGCTAAGAGCATATGCTGTATAGTGAGTTCATGTAAATCTCGTCCCATATGCCTAAAGCTCATGACTGCACATCCTTCATATAGTCTGCCAAGCCCCAGGCAATGTCGTACTCAGGTTTGACCTTGAGGGGCGCGGAGGTTTTAGCACTCAAGACCATATTTCCAAGGTTCTGGGAGTTGGTGTAAATCTTTCGCTTGGCGGAGGGGCCTGATCCTATACTGCGTACCACAAGCATAGAATTAAACCAACGAGGAATATGAGGGCTAAGAGCCCTTCCAATCGCGGAAGGATAGCCTGTGGGAGTTGAGTCAAACTTTCCCTCTTCGATCTTGGGGGAACCGCCGGCTTCGCTAACCATTGTGACGTGGGAGGTGACGATGATGTTGCACCTGACTGACTCGTCGTAGAGCATGGTGAGGAATGCTCGGATGTGGTTTTGAGCCGCGCCCATGTCCCTACGGGCCTCATTCTGCGTACGGATGTTGTTGAGGGCAGCATTGAGGGACAAGTGGAAGTTTAGGGCTGCGGAGGAAAGCATGGAAAGAGAGTCAATGACGAGGATCGTGTCATGGCCCCATTCCAGCACATTCCCGTAGTCATAGGCTTGTGCCCCTTCGGGCAGAGGGTTAGGGGAAGGCCCTATGACTAGCTTCCCTTCCTTGGTCACGTAGTACTGCCACTTCCCAAGGAGCTTCATACATCCCTGCCAGACTGTGGCTTTGGTTGGGACGAGAGTGCCATTAATGTTCTTGTAGGAGTCAGTGAGGGTGACGTACTCGACATTCTCCGCAGCTTTGGGATTTTCCTTGTAGTAAGGGGAGTTTGGGTCGGTCAGGTAGTTCTTGAGAATGTCGAGGCCGTTGTCCAGGTCGATGATGCGAAGTTTGTAACCTCGTGCTGCAAGGGAGGCAAGGGCGCCGGTTTTACCGGCAGATGAGTCGCCTATGAGAAGAAGCTTGGTGGTTTCTTTGGACTGGTGTTTTGCGATGGGGGGCATGGAGGTTCCGTGAGGAATGAGGTTATTTTTCTGTAGGGTCCCAGAAGACGAGGGCAGAGGCTGGATAGATTTGTACACTGCCCGGTTCAAAGGCACTCTCAATCGCGTACCCGATAGGAGTATTGGAAGTGCTGTAGTAGCCCACTACTTTCCCTCGCCAATGAGAGCCTTGTTTCTTCTGCAGGAGAGTTCCGTATTTATAGAGACCAAGTGGAGCCTCAATAATCATCACACATTTCCTCTTGTTTGGAGGGGATCCCAGATTCTTTTAGCGTAATCTGCCTGTAACCATTGCTTCTGAACCTTCGGGGATTTGGAGCAAATCTTGAGGTACTGGCAACCTCCATAATTCCCACAGGACTTATCATTCTTGGGGTAGTGGTTGGCTTCGGCGTAGGACTCTGCCTGGCGGAGCCAGAAGCCCAGGTCTTTGTACCATTCCTCGATGGTGGCCTCATCCCGAAGGGAGAAACCTCGTTCAAACCGAGAAAACCCAATCGCTACCTGCGCGGCGTCCACGATGAGACCCTCGATAGGCAGGCCATAAACTACTTGCCCCGCGAGGGTGTAGAGGGTGAACTGGTTGTCGGGGTTGAAGCCGTCGAAGAAGGTCTCGGAGATTGTGGATTTGGTTGTTTTTCGATCGACGATATAGGTAGTTCCATTGAGGGTGGCGACTCGGTCAAGATGGCCGCAGAGGAGGTATGTTTCTCCTTTAGGAGAGGAATAAGAGGACTCGAAGCGGAAAGAAAGTTCTACGGCTGGCTTTCCATTCGCGAGTCGAACAGTTTCGAGAGAGTCGTGTTCGCCAAATTGCTCCAGATACCACATGACGGAACGGACGAGGGTCTCGCGATTTTTATACTTGTCGTCGGAGATCCACGGGCGCTTCAGCCCCTCATTCCAGGTAAGTTCTAAAACCTTACGGAGAGTGCTTCGCTGGGCGGCAGCGTGACTCATCCCTTCAAATTTTTTGTGGTCATACCATTCTAGGGCAGAATGAAAATGTGCGCCGAAGGTTAGGTGGACAGAGGTGGCGCGAGGTGCCCAGCCTTCGAGGAGGGAAAGCTGGTAGTAACGAGGGCAGGTTTTGAGGGCTCCAAGGGAGGTTGAGTCCCATGCGAGCTGGAGTCTTGGGGAAAGGGCGGAGAAGGAGGAATTGGACTCCCAGGGGGCGGAGGTGACCTCTGTCATATCAAATCCCCAAGTCGTCAAGGTTGATATTAAGCAACTCTTCCTTGGATTTTTTCACAGCTTTTGGAGCAGACACCCGTTTGCCCGAGGCCTCTGCCTCTTGCCATTTTGCCCGTTGGCGGCGCAGCTCCACAACCACGGAGTCTAGCTCCGCCTCGCTGAGGCTCCCCGGCGCGGCATTGAAGATCTCCTCCAGGGACCTGGGATTGACAGTAGTAAGTGGACTAGTCATGTGAGATCAATCTCCACTGCAGGAAGGGTTTTTGCGCTTTGCTGTGCCTTCGCGTCTATGGTGTTGAGGGTGGAGCGAATTATTGTGCAAATGGCTTTGCTCCGCCCGACTGTCGTCCCCCAAAGCGAATCTAGTCTCTCCACATCTCGCTTGTAAATCCAGCAGTGCACTCGCACCTTTTCTTCTTCAGCATCCCTCGCCATTGGGAGAACCTTTCACGATCCAGAGAATTGACTCGTCATTAGTTTGACGAAATTGGAGGCACAAGAGATCTGTGTCGAGGGACTTTTTACGGGCGGCGTAGAGTTTGTTTAACGCCGCCCGCTTATCCCCAAAAACACGGAGTTCCACCCCGTACTGCGAGGCGAGGGCTTGGTAGAGAAAGCCGAGGAACTCCGAGTCATTTGCCATTAAGCAGCGACCTCACCCTTATGGGATTTCTTGGGATGGGGCACTTCGGAGGCTTCGATTGCCGGGGCCTCTTCCAGACCTTCGAGGAGCTGCGTTCCCAGGGACTTGGCGGCGTCCACGCGGCGCTGAGCTTCCTCGGTAATGTCCGGGCGCCTTTCGAGCAAGGACTTGACGAGTTCCTCCAACTTGCCTTCCGGGAGATCCTTGATGGCGATTTTCTTCTGGCGAAGATGCGCGGCGATAAGCTCCTTAGCAATCTTGTGCGCGGCAGACTCGACGGGGTTGAGATTGGCTCGCGGGCCGAGGCGGGAAGTGCCGTTGAAGGTGTACTCGTGAGCGTAGGCCTGGCCTTCGGTCAGGAGAGTGTCCAGGTGCTCCGCCGGAATGGCGGCGCCATGCTCCTTGACAGCCTTAGCGAAACGGCCATTCAGGTTGTTGCGGACATTCTCAACACGAGTCTGGTTGAGGGTGTGGGCCTCGGCAGCGTTGATGGTATGGCCCTCAGCGTAGGGAACGGGAACGCTGAACGTGTGGCCGGAAATAATAAGTTCACGATGAGACATAAGGGGACTCCGAAAGAAGGGCAACGAATATGCCCCGGTGGGTTATTCCACATAGGGACATTAGGACTTGGGCGAAGGGTTGTCAAAAAGTTTTTGGGAAATAAAAGTCCCGACACACGTTGCTATATGTAAACGTGTGTCGGGGATTTTGCCTTCACTTAACTCCTTTGTCTCGCTGAGCAAGCATGGCATCGGCGTATTGGTATGCCATCTCAGCTATTATTGAAATGGGAAAAACTGCACTACTAACTGTTGACGCGACCATCCCCTGCAAAGCAGCTGCTGCAAAGTAGTCTCGTAGGGTCATACCCTCCCAATATACTCCTTGGCCTACACCTGGAAATGCCCAGCCACCGTTATTAATCTCTGTCATCCCTGCCTCCTCAGCAACTCATGATACCTTTCTCCCAACGAGATTATCTCATTGAAGAGGACATTCTGCATCTGCAAGGTCTCGTCATTTACATCGAAGGCCAGGTGGGTGTATTCCTCCAGTAAGGTCTCGCGGAGTTGTCCCAGGGCAAAGACCCTGGGGTCAAGATAGATAACTCCTGCTCTTGCCAGCCCAAGGATATTTATCCCTAGGGATTCCACCACGCGGATCGGGAACTTGGAGATGTGAAAACCAAGGGCCTCCAGCCAACTTACCGCCGTCTCCAGCGCCTTTGCGTCGCTCGCGCAGAGCTTCACGTCTTTGTACTCCACAGTGACGTTGGGGAGCTGGGAGAAAAACTTCGCTCGAATGGTGGGGTTCAGTTTTATTGAGTTAGTCTTCATTTCCTCCATGACTTCAGCAAGAAACTCTGCGGAAAGAGTGGAATTGGAGAAGTTAAGCTGATGCTCGTAGGAATCTTCTCCAGGAGATAGGACAGTGGAGATCAGGGAGGGGTCTTTGCAGATGGAGTACGCCCCAGCAAGCTTGTATTCAAAATACCAAAGTTCACTGAGGGTGCGGTCCTCGGTGAGCTTTTGCGTGGAGGTGATGTTGTAGGTGTAGAGGGTTTGACGGTGGAACTCTCCCGCAGCTATGCCTTTATAGAAGACTTTGTTAGTGCGACCGAGGTGGACTTCAATGTCTCCGAGGATGTAGAGGGGTTTGGAGGTAGGAGGAAGAAGAAACTCCTTTCTGTGATTGTGGGTTTTCAGAAAGGCGGTGCCATGCACAGTTATGATAGTGCGGTTCCTGGTTGGCCAAGCCTTGGTATCAAACTCTCCCCCTTCATCCATCATGTTGGAGTAGAGTTCGCGGTAGGCATGTTGAAGGGTCCAGTTTTTTCCAAGCTCTGTGGTAAAGCCTAGTGGGCGAGGGTCTCCGTGGTTTTCGGAGATATGAATTATGTTAAAGGTCTTGCCGCGGATTTCTTCCTGGACAGAATGGAATGTGTATTTGTTGAGGCCAGAATAGATGGTAATTTCCTGGTTCTCACGGAGGAGGGTGGCGAGGGCGTATTTCAGTCCCGTGCCGAAGAAACCGATGGAGGAGGGGCTTTCTTTAACATTAACTCCCATTATAGTAACTGCGCGGATGTCAATTTCGCCTGGGTTGGTAAAGTGGATGGTCATTGGGTGCTCCTCATGTAAACTGCAATGGCTTCGAGGTCGTCAGCTGTGAATTCTCCGTCGAGAATGGCAAAAGCTTGTTCATTATAATATTCGATGTATTCTCCAGAGCCAATAATTCCATTATCGACAAGAAAGTGTCTCAAGTGCTCCTTCGCTTCTTCCAAGGTCATAACTGTCTCCATGTTTTTGAGGTATGCAAGTTCTTCAAATGCTGGTTGATAACTCCCCGAAGGGCTGTGAAACAGTCCTCCGCGTTTATTACCGCAGGTTCTATGTCTGCAGAGTAGGGTCTGCCTCGTGTGACTTCACGGAGGCCAGCAAGGGTTTTTTCTGCTACGGTAAGGGCTCCAAGTTTACCATAGAGAACCCAGCGGTAACGAGCGTAACGCTTGGCGGGGGTGGTCATAGTCCGAGATCCTCGAGAGAGAACATGGTAAGGGCGGAGGTTTTGACTGGGGCCTGGATTTTCCTTACTTCAGGTTCTTCCGGTTCCCAGGCGAAGTGTTTTGTGAGGCAAGCCTCTGGATCGTCACGGTACTCCTCGTAAAATTCCATGAGTTCCTGGGTGGTCCCAAAGGTTTTGTAAACCACACTTGCTCGGTTGAAAGCTTTTGTGAGGTAGAGCTGCACTCGCCAGCCTTCGGCACGTGGGGATGCGTAGAGGGAAGATATGCAGGAAAGGGATGTGCCGTCAGGGCGGACAAGGGAGGGCTCGCCGGAAGCCATGATCGGGCGGGAGGGGTCAAGGAGTTTCATCAGGTAGCTCCAATTCTGCATTGGCTAGTCGCCGCATGTTGTCCTCGTTGAAGGGTTCTATTATGAACGCACCATGAAAATCTTGGTGAGCTATGGAATAACCATATTTCTCGCAGACCTCGCGGATTGCAGTCACAAAGGGAATTATTAATGATTTTTCTTTGGATCTCTTATCAAGCCATTGGTCGTATGTTTCCAGCTCAGGCATGGTATCACCTCAATACGACGAGATAAGAAGGATAGCGATGAGGGCCACGAAGATTTCCTCTATTAGATCAAAGACTTCCATTGTTATCTCTCCCACCAGAAATGCCAAATTAGAAGGGTTAGGACTAGGATAGAACCTAGGATTAAGGAGACTGCCCCTATTACTAGAAGGGACTCTATGATATTTGCTTCAGGGTAGGTCATTTTGATTTTCCTCCTTCAAGCTGTTAACACGAGCCGCTTCTTCGCGCTCAAATTCCGCAAGCCCGTCCATAAGATTTTTCATCTGCTCGGCATCAGTGAGGTTTCGCCCGCGCTCAATTGCTCTGATTGCAATGGCGAGCGTCACACGCTGTTCTTGACGTTTGGCTTTGGCCAGTTGCTCGCGAAGAATCCCCGCATCCCCTACCGCCCGCTCCAGTCGCCCGGCGCGGTAGGCAGCTGCAACAAATGCTTTCCATTCTGGGGGTAACTTACTCATAGTCATTCTCCTCCCTCCACAAAATCACCCTTATTCGCAAGGATGAGAGTCCTCTTGGCCCTAGTCTCCGCCACATACCGGAGATTGTATTCCTGCTCAATCTGTCGGGTATCCCCAAGACTTGCTGCGCGTTGAGCAAACTTGGAAGGTATCCTCCAGGGGTCCAACACCACCACGGTCTCCCATTCCAGCCCTTTAGCCTTATGAATCGTGGAGAGTGTTACTCCAGTATCCTTAGCAAAGAGAGACTCCAGGGCACGCCGAAGGCTCCCAGCAGTATCCACAGAAGGATGCTCGAGTACAGCCAACAAACACTCGCCACGATCAGTAACTGCCGCGACTTTGGGTTCCTTCCCATTTGCTTGAGCAAGGCGAGTCTCTCTTGAAATCCATTCATCCACGAGTGCAAGGCAAGTCTCCCTTGGGGTTGAATCGTCTTTGATGATTTTTTTGGAGAGGGATACCAGGCCCTTGCCGATCTCTCTACCTCTCATGTGACAGCCTACTCCCGCCCGTATAAGTTTGAAGGCGAGGGAAAGGAGAGGCGCGTTGTTGCGGCAGAGGACTGCAGTGTGCCCCTTTGGGGTGGCCTCTTTCACAGCCTCCCAATCCCAGCTTGGGTCCTCCTCTTTCCACCAGGAAAGGATTTCCCCTTCGGGATTAGTGGCGAAGGCGTTATATCCTGGGGCATGTTCTTGCTGTCTCGCAACAATGGACTTCGCACAGCGGAAAGTTGTGGTAAGGGGAAGTTCCATCCACTCAGGGCGAAGGGCTTTGAGGGAGTCCATGGAGGAAGAGTCCGCGCCACGAAAGGCGTAGATTGCTTGTTTTCTGTCTCCCACGACGATGAGCCTGCCAGTCGGCCCGGCGCAGCGCTTGACCATAATGTGGTTGAGGGGGGAAAGGTCTTGGGCTTCGTCGACGAGGATGAGAGAGAAACGGGGGAAGCTTCCGCCAAAAAGACAACTCATGTAAATCTGATCGTCGTAGTCGATCTTCCCTGCCATAGCGAGTTTGATGGACTGGCAAAGGACTGCCCGCGCGAGGTCAGGGTATTCGCACTCGGGGAAGAGCCCGGAGTTAAGCTCCTGCCAAGTCTCCGGGGTGTCGGGGACCAGGCCCTTTTGGAGAAAGATCGAGGGGACAAGACCGGCCTGGCGAGCGGAGTCAACAAGGGATTTAACGCTATTCCAGGCTTCAGTGGATAATCGGAGACCCTCGCCCTTCGCAAGGTCTGTGACGAGTTTTCCGACCTTCCTGTCATCCACCTCACACCTCTTGCCGATGGCTCCGCCCCATGCGGCATGGCCCAAACCATTCAGCGTTTTAATGGTAATATTTGCTGGGAATCTTGCCTCCAATTCTTTCTTGATTGCGACATTGAAAGCTAGGGCAAGCATGGGAGTCGGTGGAAGAGCTTTAGCTAATAGCTCCAGTGTACTCGATTTCCCACAGCCTGCATAGGCGTTTATCATAATAGAAGTAGTGGTCTGCATCGCAGTATTTATTATAGCTTCTTGCTCTGCGGTGGGGGAGTGGGACATTGGGAGAGTTCCTCAGGTTAGGGCAGATAAAGGACAATAACGGTGAGCTGGAGCAGGAAGAAAATTCCAAGTCCAGCGAAAAAGCCCTGGGTGAAAGTAGGGGGATTCCAGCTGATCCAGTTTCCTACTAGGAAGGCTACGAAGAGAAGGAAGAAGATTTTCATGACTGGGACTCCAAAAGTACTGCCGGATCAGTAGAAAATCCGTGAATACGGTCGAGGCGGAGGGTGCGGCGGGCTCCACCTTTGTCCACCATTGCTACGTGGATTACAAAGGTGATTTCGGTGTCAAAAACTCCTACTGGAGCTTTTCCTGGCTGGATAATAGCAAGAAAATCCCATTCAGGTGGCCAACTGTTATTAAATTCTCTTTTAATCTCTCGCCAAGCCCTTCTTCCTTTCCAGTTTGTGTAGTCTACGAAAAGTCTCATGACTGGTCCTCCGGGAGCAGGGATTTCAAAAAGTCCACCTCATCCTGCGCGGCGCAGTGGAAGACGGAGAGGGGGGCGGAGAGGCTTTTCACGTCGCCTACTATCGCAGGGATTTCCTCCCAAGGAGTCTCCTTACAGTTCACATGGCCAGTTCTTTCATAAACTGGGCAACTAGTACAAAAGTCTTTGTCTTCATCAAGGAAATTCCGCTTTGTTGCCTCCTTACAAAGGGCGCAGGTGTCTCCCCAGATCTCGGCCTCGGAGATGTGGGTGATTTTGGTGTTGTCCTCCCACTTGGCGATGGAGGCGAGAAGGGCGGTGAGCATGGCAGGGGTCATTTCAACCTCCTAGTAACCATTGTGTAGCCAAGGGCGCCCCAAACTGCCATTATGGTAGCATGTTGGGGGCGACGAGTACGTCCGTTGAACCAGCCGAGGAGAGTGCCCAGGGAACACCCTGCTTCATCTGCCAGGACTTTGTAGGAGATTTTTCTTTTCTGGATCTCTGTGCGGAGATTGTCGATCTCCGGGTCTTTATCCACGAAGTTATAGGTCTTGTACCCGAAGGTTTTGAGATGGTTTACTGCCAAGGGACGAGACTTCCGCTCGATTACTTTTGTCATGTGAGGAAACTCCTTTGTAAGCGCCTCGGAAAGGGGAGGAGTGGGCCTCCCCTTAATGTGAAACTTACTCTTCCTCCTTCGGGAGGTGGAACACCACCTGCGGTGCTCCCTTCATGTTGAAGGCAAGGATGCCGGGATAGGAAAGGACAAGCTCATCATCATCCCCTAAGTTTGCAATTGCGTCGTTGAGATCCTCCACAATGGCTGCGGCGAGAGCCTTGGGGATGTACCCCAGGTGCCAGGCTGGGGCGGTGAGAATGTCCTCAATCTCAAAGCCCATTCCAGCGGCTACCTCGGTGAGTGCCTCATGTTCGCTCGGGGGGATCTCTTTGGGCTCCACAAACACTGCGATGGCGTTGGAGTCGAACGGGTTGGAGGGCTCTGGGACGAGGGACAGGGCCGCGCCTGCGGGAAGGGAGGCGAGGATCGCTTTGGCTGGGGGACGAAAGTGGGCTCCGACGATGGGGTACTGGGACATTAGTTTTTCTCCTTGCTAGTTTTGACTTCGTTTTCCAAGAGGTTGACAAGCAACGTCATCTCGGTAATGATGTATTCTCCGAGAGCGATCATACGTTTGGGGATCTCAGTGGAGTCATCCTCCTCCTTTAGCTCGAGAAGTATCTCTCCGAGTTCCTTCATGTCTCGGCCGTTTTTCTCCGCGGCGCGGTAAGTGAGTTGGAGTCCCAGGCCTAAGAGGTTAATTAACATTTCAGTGTCATCCATAGCATTTACCAGGTTTGTGCGTTGTTGCGGAGGAAGAAGTTAGCCAGGTCTTCGGGGAGAGGGTCGTCAGTGTCGTAGGTGGATGCAATCTCCTGTGCGATCTCTGCAGTCACGTCAGAGGAGGTACCCTTCGCAAGGTCCACCTCAATGATTTGTTTCACGGGACTAAATCGACATTCCTGGATATTTCTCTTGACTTCCTCTCGGGTGAGTTCTGAGACCGGGCTTTCGTAAATCCAGTCTACAGGTTCCTTGGTTGAGTACGGTCCTTCAATAATCACGAAGTAAAGCATTTTTGCGACTCCTGTGTGTGTGGGGAGGAGGTAAGCAAAACCCTTCCTCCTCCCCTATCCCTTGGATTATCGGTTAGAGCAGGTATTCCACAGCGCAAGCACTTACCTACTCATGCGATCCAGCTCCTCGGGAATTCTTGTAAGGGGATTTGCCTCCGACTTTGCCACCTTTGGAACCTGCGCGCTGGGCGAGGGAGGGGGAGGTGGAAAAGGTACGTTTGGAGGAAGGAACATTGCGGCCGCCCTTAGCAGCGATTTCGCGCTGACGCTCAGGGGAAAGGGTGGCGAAGCCCTGCGCGCGGGAGAGTTCGGAGGGGAAGCACTCGAAAGGCCCAGGGTAATTAAGTGTTTTCTGAGCCTCTTTAGCTTCGACTTGAATGTAAGGATGAAAATTTCCTATCACTACTCCAGTGTAAGAACGGGGAGTTTTGTTAGGATAATAGAGCTGAAAATACTTCCTGAGACTGACTTTCATGCCGACAGGGAAGTGGGTGAGGGGTTTGGTTGTCACACGTTTGCTCCTTGTAAGGTGGGTTGAGGTTATTGAATATCACCCTTGACCCAGGTGACTACAATGGAAATAATTTGCGCAGCAAGCGGCTGCTCGGCGTGGATATGCCCAGCATATTCCGCAAGCAGATTGCACAGTGTTTTCAATTTTTGCTGCGTAAGATTTGGGACCGGATTGCTAGGCATTTGAGTGCTCCTTGTGGGTTGAGTTTTCAGAGATATGTCCCTGTACATGGGGGAGTAAGCCCCCATGGGCTGAGTCATATTACTGAGTGCCGAGGGTAATTTGCGATCCAGACCTCCAGATCCGCGATAGCCTCTGCGTACTGGCCCCTAAGGTACACTACATGAGTCAGGCTGGTGGCTGTGCGAAGCATAGCAGTTGGGGTCCATCCACGCCCTGGGCGGATTTTGGTTCGGGAGTACAAACGAAGGCCGACTATGAGCGCACAGGCTTGGTAAAGCCGAGTTTTATCATAGACAAGAAGGGTTGACATTGGAAGGCTCCTTGGTTCCGTAGCGGGAGATCAGTCTTGCTTCTTCCTTGAAGTATCGGGAGATATAGAACCGGCCTTGCGGGGAGTCACAAAACTGGATCGCCCCTTTTGCTCCCCATCTTGCACGCTTTCCTGCATGGCGAGCTACCTGGTTCGCCTGGGCTAGCAAGTCACGCAGGACATAGGGAAATGTCGGATCGGCAGGGGAGAAGAAAGAGTCCCTGTACCAGTGGCCTTGAACATAGATTAGGATATTCCCATTGACCGGGTTTACCACAGTACTGGAAACCTCGTACTCCTGCCCGAGGGTCAGGAAAGGAACTGGTTTGATGAGTTTCCTTTTCATAACCCTAACTCCGCTAAGAGGTCTTCAGCTTCCAGTCCACGAAGCCGTGAGGACTCGTTGAGTTCTTCCAGCCGTGCCTGAGCTTTCTCATCCTTCTCCATAGCCTCCAGCATGGCTTGGATCGGCCTGGCGGCGGTGACGATTTTTGCCTCCGCAGGTGCACGGGTGCGCTCGAAGAGGATTTTGGAAAGCATTTTCATGGCAATTGCAGGGTCTTTGGAGAGAACCACTGAATGGGCTTTGTGGGAGCCATCGAGGGTGGGAAGGCCCAGGCGGACGGCGCCGGAGGAGTCGAGCCAAACATAGGCGGCGTTGGAGGGGATTGGCCAAGACTCTACAGGGCCGGGGATGGGGCGGAGCTTGGAGTGTGGAAGAGGCTCTTTGCGGTAGGCCATATGAGTTACCCTGCGTTAAAGGAGTAAAGGACAATACCGATCGGGCAGGTGGAAGAGGCGGTGCCGATGTGCTGGACTTCGACCTGGGAAATCCTCTCTGCCCAACACGCTGCATAGTAACCATGAAAATCTCCTTTCTCATCAGCATTGCCATGCCCAGATGGATGCCACTTTTTTGCCTCCACCTCATCTTTCGCGCAGACAATTGCAGAGTCGTAAGTGTCGTAATCTGTGTTACCAGATTGGGAGATTTTGAAGAGTTTCATGACCTGGTCTCCTTGATTAAGTCCTGAATGATGGGGAGGAAAACTCCCCACTTTTAAGACTCAAGGCTTGGTTCATATTAATCTCCTGGACTCATCAGCATGGGCTTTACCCATGAACGGGGAGGTTCCCCGTTTCGTCCTTACAGGGGCTGGTAGGGTTCGGTCGAGTCGGAAAAAGCCAGGTGATATATTGTGGTGTCAGGGAGGCTGCCATTAATTGTGCCTTTGCCCAGCGGCGTTCAGCTTCGCGGACAATTCTCCTTTCGGAGATTTTGCGCCCTTCGCATTTTTTTCTAACTTCGGCCAGGAATATGGGAAACATTGGGAGGTTCCTATTGGTTGTTCGAGGTGAATCTTTTATCCCAGCCGATTGCCTCTTCCTTGGAGGCCCAAGGTCCACAGGTAGGAAGTCCGTCCTTGCAGATATACCATCCTGAAAGGCTCTCATCTTCTTCAAGAAAGTACTGGTAGGTTTTCATGGGAGGTTCCTGTTGATGATCGGGCGGCGCGGGTTAGGGGTTCCACCGTCCGGTCATTATAAAGGCGTGTGGGTCGGTGTCAATGGCTAAGGTTGACGTGTGACGGGTTTATTTTTTCGCCCGCCCGCGTGGGTTGGCACGGTTCTTGCTACGCTAATTTTTCCTCTTGACAAGTGAGCGGAAAAATGCAACGCGCGTGCGCCAGCGCGCGTTCCTTTTACACTAGGTCTTAATCGACCCATACCTCCCTTCACCTGGATGGTGTTTTTCCCAGTGTTCAATTGCATGACAGTTTGAGCATACTAAAATACATTTAAATAATGTTTTCTCTAATCCTTTCCTAAAGATTGCCCAGTCTTTAGAGGTTTTTGTTTGTTCGTGGCCCTTGTCCAATTCATCGAAGTAACTCATTCTATCTCTCCTATCCCCGATAACCCCACATCTTCCCAGCTGGGAACAAAGAAACTTTCCTCGGAGTAGTAAGGGTTTGGCTGGGTAAGGCCCAGGCGACCTAGGAGGCCCAGGCGGGGGATACGAGGGAGGGGGGAATAGCGGAGGCCCAGGGTTTTGAAAAGCTCCGGCAAGGCATCTCTGCGGTAGCAGGTTCGTTCCTCCCCAAGCGGGAGAACCAGGAAGGAGTCTAAGAAGGTGACAGGGCAAAGGAAGACTCCGCCGGTAAAAGCTCCGCTCTTGAGGATCGCTGGGACTAACTTCGTGGGAGGGAGATCACACCCAGGGCTCACGCAGACATCATGGCCGGCTGGTGGGGGATCGCCTTGGACCCAGGAGGTCACAATATGACCGGATTGTGTCTCCCAGATGTGGGGGAAGAGTGGGGACCAGCCCAGGCTAGTGGCGTAGTCCCTGGCTGCCCAACGGGAGGGGGAAAGAAGGACTGCGGAGAGGGTCATGGGGAGGTTCCTTGGGTTAATAAACTCTACGAGAGTGCTTCGACACCACGTCCCAGCGTTTGTAGATCTCCTCCACAGGTTCACCAGACTCCTGGGCCTCGCGTCGGGCCAGGGAGCGTAAGTAGCCCTTTCGATGGGACTCGGAGGAGATTATGATTTTTCCTGAGGCTCTTTTCTCCTCCGTGCGAATTTGCGCTTTTTCTCTTCTCGCTTGGGCCTTGGCCTTATCACACCAGTAAGTGATGGTAGTAGTAGGGCGGAGAAGGAGTTGTCCAATGTCCACGTAGGGAACTCCGAAGGCATGGAGCACCCTCGCGATGGTTTTTTCTTCCGGGGTAGCGCTCACTTCCCCCTCCGAAGATTGTAAGATTCCTGCTCTTCCTTGCGGAGACTGCGAAGAAGGTCCTCCCAGCCGGAGGTCCTTGGGGCCTCCTCAAGATCCCTTGAGGTATCCCCTGTTTGGTCGATTGCGAGAATGGCCCAGCGAGCATTCTCGATGATGCGAAGCAGGGCTCCAATTACCTGGAGAGGGGTTGGTGCAGGGACCAGGGGCTTCGCGAGGCTTTTTCCGGTCCCCTGGGGATTGGCCCATCCGGTCCCCTGCGCTCTTTCATATTCCTCCTCGATAGGAAGTTTCGGGAGGTAGGTACAGATTCCTGCTTGGGCGGCGTCGTCATGGCGGCGGCGGGCGGAGGCTGCGCGGCGGCGAAGGGAGTCTAGGTACTGGGAAGTTATGGAAAAGGTCATTTTGGATTCCTTAGTCTTTGTTCTAGTTCTACCATTTGAGTTTTAACTCTTTCATCTTCTCGTTGATTGTCTTCTGGAGAGCCAAAAGCTTTCGCCGCAGACCTAAGCATCATTATCTGAGCTTCGTAGTTTCTCACAATCTCCTCGAAGAGTTCTCTGAGTTCTCTAGATTCTAAAGCTCTTCGCATAACATCAATGTTGTTCATTGCTTGGTACTCCTGGCAGCCCCTTCGAGACCTCGGGGGCGCGGTGGAAGTCCTGGCACCGGAACCTGGAGTCCGTGAGAGTGGTGACCTGGGTGGAGGCAGGGTTAGAGCATTCTCCGTGGCAGGGTCCAGCCTTGGACCAGTGCTCGCAGGTCTCACAACAGTTTGGCGGCCATTGCAGCCAGGATGGGAGGGGAGTCATTGTGGGAGTCCTTTTAGGGTGTTTAAGAGTGTGTAAAGCAAGGTAAGCTCTTCTTCCCAGTCTGCCCATTTAGGGTTATTTTGATTAGCTTTGAAGCAGTTATGGATCATAATAGTCCTCCTCACAAGTTCGCTCTCAAGATTTGTAGGAATCTCGTCTAGCCTCGTCGTTGGGGGAGGTTTTATTTCTTGCCCGCTCCATGTAAACATTTTCTCCCACATGCGGGTAATTAAACTCTCCTCCTTATGATAAGGGCTGAGAGCTGGTTTTGGGGGGCGGAGACCTTCGATTGCAGTCCAAAGTTCAATGCAGAGTGTTAGATGTTGTGTGGCAGGTCTCCCCGCCTTGTCTGTGGAATATAACAAAGCTAGCTCCTGGTCATATTTGTCTTGGAGTTCTTTGCGGGTTTTTTTGGGAAAGCTTTTGTAAAGGTCTTTCGGAAACTCTCCTTCCTGGCCGAGTTTTGTCCAGTATTTTTGTAAGGTTTTCTGCTGTTCTTCTCCATCCCAAGGGTTGGGGTCGAAGCTTAGCCCCGCCCCTGCCACAAATTCCAAAGGAGTTCCTTTGATTGAGTTTCGTTCAAGGAAGTTCCAGAATTGTTCCGCAGTCCTTGCTCGGTCAAAAGCAACAGAGTGGTCTTTCTCTCCTTCTTTGAGACAGACTAGAAGAAATTTCTTTGCATCGTTGGCTTGGCCTGGTGGCATTTGCTTGTTGTGATAGTTGAAAGTTTGCTCTGTTGGGGCGAAGCCTGGGTTTTTAGCTACTAAAAAATCCCAGCCGAGTTGCTTTACTTTCACAATTTTTGCCAGCAGTGCTCCCTTCTCCTCCTCCCAAAGGTCTTTCTTTTCTGCACAGAGAAATTTTGCGATTGCGTAGGCCCTGGCAAGATGTGTAAAGGCTTGGAGTCTTTCACATTTGAGGAGTTCTTGTTTATACAATTCCTCTTCTTTCAGCATCTCATCTTTTGTGCCTTCGCAGGGAGCGGCCTCAGGCAAGTCTTTGTATCCCTCCTTACGGAGGCTTTCCCTCAGTGCTATGTAGTGAGTTTCGTAGTTCACTATCCTTATCTGTGGCATCACCATTCTCCCAAGTCAAGATTCCCTATTTCCGGGAGTTCCTTGTAGATCCCCGGAGTCTCATCTGTCGCCCTGCGGTGCGTTGCTGGATGCTTGAGGTTGTAAGGTCTCGGGGCGGCGATGGCTGAGAGTTCTTCCGAAGGTTCCTCTCCCCGCGCTTCTGCTCGCTTCGCTGCCATACGGAGTTTCGAGTATTTATTCCTATGTTTTGTGAATTTATAATGCAAGGCCTCGGCTGTAAGGGTTTCCGCGTGACAGGGCTCCTCATACAATCCTTCTAGCTCCTCCAAGAGTTGCCCGAGTTGCATCTCCCCGGTCCGGACCTTTTTAAGCCCCGCCTCGATGGTTCTCCAGAGGGCCTGGTAGTGCTGACCGGCCTGGGTGATTTTGTGCACTCTCTCTTGTGTTATTGCCATGAGGAGGGGTTCCTTTTTGTTGGCGCGCTAGTGTGCTGGCGCGCTTTGTTGTGGTTTAGGGTGGATGTATTAACAAACATTCCCCCTATACTATGTGGTGGTGATGTTTTGTGCAATGTACGTTTGTTGTTTTCATGGGTTTTGAGGGGAGTTTTAATGGGACGTGTGTCCCTACCTCGCCTTCCTTGCGAGGGTTGTCCCCCAGAATCTCAAAAAAAAAAAAAAAAAAAAAAAAGTAAGTAGTTAAAAATGGAAGAGCTGTGGGACTTCCACTGGAACCCACGTTTGCAACGTGTAAGGTGGGTCGCAAAGCCTCGACCCACAAAAGCCCAAGAATGGGTAGGAGAACAGGACAAAACAACAATCTTACATACTACGCAATGTCTATACGCTCTTGTGCTGCGTTGCACGTTGCACCCATACGTTGCACGAAAGCCCAGCCTGCGTCGCACCAGCCCTCCCGCGTTGCAGGCCCAGCCTGGGGAGCACAGTTGCGTTGCACCTGGGGAGCACCTGGGGAGCACCTGGGGAGCACAAAAAACCCCACGGAGGGGGAAATGCTCAGGCTAGCCCTGGGCTGCGTTTTTTACGATAGGAAAGGCAGGGGTTTCCCCCTGCCCTACGATCATTTGAGGATATGGGTAATATCGCCGCCCTGCGGATTTTCCGCGATAAAGGCGGAAACGGCGGCCCATTTGGCTGGCGTGTTGTTTTCTAAGAAAACATATCCCCCGCCTACGGATGCTATTAGCTTTTTAGTCGCAGAGTTGTAATAATAGTTCATCCCACCGTTTTGGTAATAACTTTCAAACTGCCCTGCAGCCTTCATTTCCGCTGGATTTTCACATTCCCGAATGATGCGATATATCGAACAGGACTCGTCAAAAACATAATCCCAACGTTTGAGGATTACTGGCTGCACGGAAAAACGGAAAATTGCTTTCGCGTTTTTCCGGCGTTCTTCCTTTTGCGCGGCTTCGGCGACTTCTGCAGCTCTCAATTCCACGCGGAGTCTTTCGATTTCAGACATTGGCTTTGATCCTAGAGAGGGCAAAAAAGACGGGGGATTTCTCCCCCGTCTATTGTGTCACAGTCCCAAGTCGGAAAGGTCAATTTCCACGCTGGCCTGGGTCTTCATCCGCCGGTTGGCTTCCTTCGTGACCCTGTCATCATGCTTGGCGAGGAACGCCGCGACATACTTTCCGATGACCTCCGCCGACCCCTTGCCATTAGGCCAGGCCAGCTTCTTGGTCCCGAAGGCGGCCTTCAGCTCTTCGATAGCGATATCGAATTTCACCTTGTCGATGCCACGGAGCCTCGGGCCTTGTGTCCGCGTTCCGACTTCACCTTTCAAGATGTCATCAAAGCGCTCTTGCATCGCCGCGTTTAGCTCCGACTCGATCTCGGTTTCCGTCAAGACCTTGCCGGACTCGTTCGGTTCCGCCAGCGCCTTCCGCATCCCAGCCACGCTGTCTTGCAGGCTTTTCGCAAAGCCATATTGCAAGAGGTAGTCCCGGCCTTTGTCGGAAAGGTTCGCGGAGTCGAGGTCGAAATGCTTGTAGGTAAGATTTGCCATTTTATGTTCCTAAAGGTTTAGGATCACAAAGGGCGTACCTTTGCACCATTGCAAAGGCTTATCCTTTGCGTCCAGGTTTACATTGTCAAAAAGCACAGAGGTTAGGCCCCTTACGCCATCCTTGGACTCCGTTTTGCCCCGAAAGGCTTTCCCGTCCGCCGATGAATTGAACCTAACACCGACCACGCTGCATGTCAACAGGCTTTTGGAAAATTTTGAAAGAAAGTTTTTGGCACACGTTCGGCGTCAGAAAGCCTTGTGGAATGGCACGGATCGGACAAGGCATAATCCCCGATCCTTTCGCCTCATGCCCGCCCATGCCTTCCCTACGTCCCCCATGTCACGCCCCGATCATGCCGACCCGCCCAGATCCGTCATCACACCTTTACCGCAAGAAATGTGTGCCAAGCCCCTTGACAATCCGCCAGCCTTCCTGTACACCAAGCTGTCACTAACGAAAGGGATTGGCCTCGCGCCATTGGCCCTGGCCTTTGCCCTAACCTACCTGATAGGAGCCTAACATGCGTGATGAACTCATCGCCTACGCCATTATCCTTTCTGAACCAGAGCCAGTCTGGGATGTCTTTGACAAAGACATCGCTCGGATCGTTCGAGACTGGCCGGACATCATCTGGTGTTGACCCAATGGCCAGGGGATTACCCATCCCCTGGGCCTTTCCGCCCTGCGCCCGCGAAAGCTTAGGGGGGATGGTCCAGGTTCGACCATGAAGGAATGTTTTACTACTCACCGGGACACATTTTTGAAAAAATACCTGGACCCACGCGGGGGACGCAATGCTCCTTCGGAGCATCCCCATAAATTTTTCCCATCCTTTCCTCAGTAAAGGATTGACACCGCCCCGAAGGGGAGTTATGGTAACTGCATGATCCAACGTGACTTGGGCGAGGTTTCCGAAGGTAGACGAGGGTCTGCTAGAACCTTACCCTGGGGTTTATTCCGCAAGGTCCGGGTGGAGGGTGTGAGGAGGGCAGGAGCAAGGCTTTTGTCCTCCTTCTCTCGTGGAGGTTTGGATATGAGTGAAGTGCTCGGAATTATTGGAGGAGTCGGGGTCATCCTGGCACTGGTAGTGCTTGGAGTGATTGTGTTTGTAGCATCACTCACGAGATGGAACTAAAACCAGGCCCGCCTGGGCAGAAAGGCTCCCCATGCTTGACCTTGACCAGTTGGTGCAAATAGGCTCCGCGAGGGGAGGGCGTAAGCCTTTCGCGCCCCTCGCCATTGAGGTTGTGAGGAAGTTGGGGGAGGATGATCTTCCTGCGATTCTCTCCCCGGCCCCGCTCGAGTGTGGGACCAGCGCGGTTAAAACCCTCCGCTCCTCCCACCACACCCTTGCCAGGCTTCTTGCGGAGGGGCGGCGGCCCGGCGAGTGCTCCGTCATAACCGGGTACTCCCAGTCGAGGATTTCAATCCTCCAGAACGACCCAGCTTTTCAAGAGCTCAAGGCTTACTACTCCTCCCAGCTGGAACCAGTCTACCTGAATGTCCATGAGCGCCTGGCCCAGGTCGGCACGGATGCCTTGGAGGTGATCCAGGAGCGCCTCGATACCGACCCAGATGGGTTTAAGAACTCGGAGTTGCTAGCGATTGTGGAGTCCACAATGGATCGCTCCGTCGCCCCCGCCAAGGGCGGCCCGCAGGCTCGCGGAGGGACTCCCGGGCCGGTGGCCGTACAGGTAACATTCGTTAACCACGAGGCCCCGCGAGGGATCGAGATGGAGGGAAGGGTAATTGAGAATGAGTAATGTAGTTGGACTGGGAGGGGCGCCGGTGGTGTTGCCGGGGGAGCCAGATGAGAATATTGTGGATCTACTGGAGGGCCTTCTTGCAGATGCAAAGTCTGGGAAGATTGTAGCCCTTGGCGTAGCCTCAGTAGACCAAAACGGCTGGTGTCTAGCCAGTTATGCCTTGAACACCCATCGCTATACCCTGGCCGGGGCGATCTCCTCCCTCCAGTACACGCTCCAGCGAGATATCGAGGACTCCCATAATGATTGAGCGGGAATTACGGGAAGCTAGTGCCAGCCTTTTTGCGCTGAAAAAGAGGTTCCCTGCTGCGTTCTCGGGAGAGAACCACGTCCAGTTAACCCTCGCGATCAACTGTTTGAATAGTATCTTGGAGGATTTTGAAAAAGTCCACCTGGACCGCCCCGCCCCGACAAAGTAATGGCCCCAGAGATTTCCCCTGGGGCCTTAAACTGGAGGCTTCTGTCTGCGCGATTGTGGTGATCGTGGTTGTGGGTTGAGTGTGTGACCTTCGGGGCCGGTAGGAAAAAACTGGAAACCAAAGGGCGATGAGCTTGAGCCGAGGGCGTTATCTCATCAATGGGGAAAGAATAGCACATTCTCACCCCTTTGTCAAGTAGGTTTTAAAAAACTCATGGGAAAGATTATAGGGCTTAGGTCTGCTGAGAAGTGCTTTCCTCCGAGCTTTGCAAGGAAAGTGAAGGCTACGGGAGCAAAAGCTGCGGGGTTAAGGTATGAAAGGGAGGTCGCAAGGGCGCTTCCGCTCGCCCTGCATGGCCAGTGGTTTTCCTATCTCGATGCCAATGGGCAGGGATACTGCCAGCCCGACCTCTTTTTTATCACTGATAAGGAGATCCTTGTCCTGGAAGTCAAACTCAAATGGACTCCTTCGGCCCTTTCCCAACTCCTTGACCTTTATTCCCCAATTCTTTCCCTCGTATACTCCCGTCCAATTCGTTGTGCTGTTATAACTAAAATCCTTACCCCTTCTTCTCCTCCCCCCTTCTCATCCATTGCGGCAGCTCTTACCTCACCCTCCCACACAATCCCCCTCATTCATTGGCTGGGCACAACTCCACTTCTCTCCCCTTGATTTTCGGCGTAGAATGTTCCTAGCCCCGCTCATGGGGTTATTTCAAAGGAGTCTCCCCATGAAGGACAAGAAATCACTGGGTTATACGGCCTCTCCATCCAAACCAGTCCCTAATGTAGCCTCGGCCCCTATCGCCTCCAAAGGGGGAGAGTTTCCCCAAGCCGTTACTTATCTCAACAAAACTGTGAAGGGCAACCAGGGTGGCATCCACAAAATTTCTGGCAAGTGCTAAGAGGCACATTCTCTTTCAAGGATTGAAAAAATGAGCGGATATGTCACAAATGGTGTGCCAAACTTTACTGGCGTTCTCACCGGCAATGAAACTGTTCTCATGGACACGGAACTGACTGCTGGTCTGGCTCCGCAGTGTATCGCGGTGCAGACCAACCAGCTTCGTGCTAGGCAGTATCAACAGTCCTCGCCTCTCACTGGCGCCACTGTTCAGACGCTGCAGAGTGTCAACATCGTCCAAGTCACCCCGGCTGGTACCATCGCTGCGCTGACCTGGGTTCTCCCCGCTGCTCCTGTGGTGGATGGACAGACTGTGAAGCTGTTCTCCACGCAGATCATCACCTTGCTGACGATCAGTCCCTCTGCTGGCCAGACCATTAACGGTGCGGCTGTCACCTCCCTGGCCACGGCCAATACTGGTGTGGAATACGTTTACAGCGCCGCGAACTCCACTTGGTATCGCGTTAGCTAATCGAGGGCTTGCCCTCTTTCAAGGAGATTCCTGTGAAAAAAGTTCTTCTAGCTCTACTCATGGGAGTCTCTTTCCCTGCGTTTGCTCAGCAGACGGTCAAAAACTGTGCTTCTGGGCCTTCTGGCTCCTCCTGCTCCACCATCATGCTTCCACAGGTCAGCTCTGCAGTGGAGAGTTCTCATATCTTTAAGTCCACAGCAAGCACTGTTGTGGATTTCCAGGTCAATAATACTTCTGCCTCCCTTGTCTGGGTGATGGTTTTTGATGCTTCAAGCCTCCCCTCCGCTGGGGCGGTTACAGCATGTACGACGGCAGCATCTGCCCGCCCATGTGTGGCAAAATGGTACCAGGTCGCGGCGAATACGACCCTGGGGGTTTCCTGGAATCCAGGTCCATATCCATCCTTGCAAACTGGGCAGGTCATCGTGTGCTCTTCCTCCGGACCATATACCCTCACCTATGCCACTTCCTGCCTTTTTTCAGGAGAAGCGATGTGAATAAGTTTTTCCTTATCTCGGCGTTTCTCTCGTGGGCGAGCATGGCGCAAGCTGAAGTCATCACTCTGACGCCTAGTGGTGGAGGCACGGGAGGGGGAACTCTTACCTCTGGGGCAACTCCAGTTTCTGGGTGCTCCCCAGGACAGTTCCTCTATAACAACTCTGGTCTTCTTGGTTGTCAGTCCGGCTCTGGCGGCATTGGCTCTCCCGGCACGACCGTCGTCGGCAACCTCGCTGCGTGGAACTCGACCACGGGCGCATCGCTGCTTGATACCGGCATCTCGGCGTCGAGCAATACGCTCACCGGGTCTAATTCTTCGGCGCTTGGCATTGTGGCAGGCGTTGGGCAGCAGCTAAATATTGGTGGCAACGGAACTGCGTTTTACAAAATTAACGCAGTCAATAATTTTGTCCCGTTGACGACTAACACGGGCAACCTCGGTCTCGCCTCGTCGGCGTCTTGGTGGGCATCTGCCTCCATACAAACCCTCTATCTTGAGGGATCATCGACCGGCTACGACACGATCCAATCAGGTACCAGCACAGGAACGTGGACCTATAAAACGCCTGCCGCGACCGGAACGGGCACCGATACGTTTGCAACCCTCGGCGCAGCGCAGACCTTCACCAGCGCTATCGGCTATTCATCCACAACCGCCTTTTCCGGCGCGGGCCTCGCCTCTCCCCCAGCCAATACCACAACGATCCTCGGCGGAACGGCGACATGGGCTCCGGGGACGAACGCAGGTGTACTCGGCATCGGCGGCTTGGTTGCGGCGCCTACATTCGGGGTCAACGGGCAGGGCGCAGTATATACGTCCGCCACAAACGGTTTGGTGCTCGGCGGGCAGGGATCAAGTAACAGCGTTACTCTCACCAGCATTTCTGGAGTGCCTGTCGCATTTATTGGTGCTTCCGGGTCCAACCGCCTTGTTGTCACCGGCCTTCAGTTATCTGGCTTCATGTATGCCTCTGGCACGGTGCCATCCGTTAATACTGGCACATGCACCACGCTTAATGCGGCCACTGGCGGTTCAATGGCCGGTAAATTCACCGTTAACACTACAGCATGTACAGTCGGTCAGACGATCATTCTTGCTGGTTTTACAGCAGTTGCGAATGGCTATAACTGCGACCTGAAAGACCTTACAACCCCAACGGCGGTTTTCAACCAGACAGCGCTTGCAACGACAAGCGCGACATTCACGCTTGCGGGCGTTAACACTGGAACCACAGACATTCTTAGTTATAAATGCACGGGGTTCTGACAATGCTGAAACGGCTTATTGCATAATAGGAGCTTCTCATGACTGATTTTGTATATGCTGCAAAACTTATCTCTCATTTTGAGGGGTTTCTTCCTCATGCAAAATGGGATGTAAATGCTTATCGTCTGGGCTATGGTAGTGATACTGAAGGGCCAGAACAGCACAAAGTCACTAAAGGTATGGTGACGACAGAGGCCAGAGCTCTTGCTAACCTCCAGGCCAGACTCCCACAGTTTGAGGAAGTTATCATCAGACAAATTGGGGGGCTTTGGGCTGATATCCCTAGTCATGCCAAAGGAGCCTTGCTGAGTGTTGCGTATAACTACGGGGACCTCCCTGAGAATGTAGTTCACGCAATCAAGACTGGGAATCTTCACTCCATCTCTGCTGCTGTTGGGGCCCTGGCTGGAAATGACCACGGTGTGAACTCCCATCGTCGCTACGCTGAAGCTGCGATTATCAAAACTGCGTGAGGGTGGTATGAAATTCTTTTATCTTCTCTTCTTCGTCCTTCTTGCCGGTTGTGCTCAGCATAATGATTGGGGGGCGCTGACTCAGGTTGTCGGGCAGGAAATGCGTAAGAATCATTGACCCACGTTACAGAAAGCAAACGTGTGTTATGGCTGATCTAGTCATCAATGCTGATTTCCCTCCTGCCCTTGAGTGCCTGTTCCGTAAGGCCAGGTACAAGGTGTTGTACGGGGGGAGAGGCGGCGCGAAGTCTTGGGGAGCCGCGAGGGCTTTGCTTATTCGCGCTACCCAACAAGAACTTCGCATCCTTTGTGCTCGTGAAATTCAAAATTCTATTAAAGAATCTGTGCATAAGCTTTTGTCAGACCAGGTTAAGGCTTTGGGGTTGCACGGTGTTTTTGAAATTCAGCGAGATGTAATTCGCTGTGTATCTACCGGGTCTGAGTTCTTTTTTGAGGGCATCAAACATAATTCAGATAAGGTGCGCTCTTACGAGGGTATTGATATTTGCTGGGTGGAGGAGGCTCATCTTGTCTCCAAGGAATCCTGGGATGTGCTCATTCCTACGATACGTAAAACTGGGAGTGAGATTTGGATTACCTTCAACCCAGGGCTTAAGAGCGACGAGACCTATCAAAGATTTGTAGTCCACAAGAGACCCGAGTGGATTGTTAAAAAAATTTCTTGGAGAGATAATCCTTGGTTCTCTCAAGAACTTATGGCGGAAATGGAGCATCTCAAAGAGAGAGACCCAGATGCATATTTGAATGTCTGGGAAGGGTTTTGTAAGCAAATCCTCGAAGGAGCTGTTTATGCTGGAGAACTTCGGGAGGCTCAAGCGGCAGGGCGTATCTGTGAAGTTCCTTATGACCGTACTTGTGCAGTTCATACATTTTGGGATCTTGGTTGGGCGGACAAAACTGTTATTTGGTTTGCCCAAGCGGTGGGGTTCGAGTATCACATCATCGACTACTATGAAAACTCGCAAAAAGGTATTGACCACTATCTCGATGTTATCCAGGCCCGGGGTTATATCTACGGAGATGATTGGCTACCGCATGATGCGAGGGCGAAACAACTTGGAACCGGACGCAGCATTGAGGAACTCTTGCGAAGTAAAGGAAGAAAAGTAAGGATTGTTCCGAAACTCTCCATCGAAGATGGCATCAACGCTGCGCGAACTATCTTCCCTCAGTGTTACTTTGACGAGGAAAAATGTGGGGATGGGGTGGACGCGCTTAGGGCCTATCGGTATGAGTTAGTCAAAGGCACTCAAACATTCTCTCGCCAACCCCTGCATGATTGGTCCTCTCACGCTGCTGATGGTTTTCGTATGCTCGCAGTGGGGCTGAAGGCTCCAAAAACTCCTCGCAATGGCAAGGAGAGAAATTTCATTGAAAAACTGAAAAATTGGGATGGGTTCTCTGGTGGCGGTCCTGACTCCCTTGGCTGGATGAGGTAAGAAAATGAGTGATCCAAATCCGGTAGTTAATGAAGCTAAGGATAGGTTTGAGCGGGGGAACAAGTGGGAGGGGAACTGGAGAACTCGCTTTATTCAGGATGTAAAGTTTGCTAATGCAGACTCGGAAAATCTCTACCAGTGGGAAAATAAAATCCAGAAAGAGCGCCATCTGGACAATCGCCCATGCTTGACTATTAATAAAACTCATCAGCATAATCTTCTCATTATCAATGACGCGAAGGAGAATAAACCTGGAGTGACTGTGCGCCCGATTGGTAATGGGGCGACTTATGAGGCCGCGCAGATCTGGGCCGGAGTTATCCGGAAGATTGAGTATATGTCCAACGCCCAGGTCGCGTATGACATTGCTACGGAGTTTCAGGTCCAAGGGGGAAAAGGTTACTGGCGAGTTGTGACTGACTACGCGGATGAGGAGTCTTTTGATCAAGACATTTTCATCAAATCCATCGCTGACCCTCTCACTGTTATGATGGACCCTATGGCGAAGGAGCGGGATAAATCCGACGCTCGTTGGGCTTTTATCTTTGAGGAAGAAGATGATGAAGTCTTGAAAGCCAAGTACCCGAAGCACAAAGACTTGATTGGTACCCAGCCTTTGGATGCTATTGGAGGTTGGGTGCGGGAAGGGTCTACCAGGGTTGCGGAGTATTACCGTGTGGTAGAGGTGGAAGATAAACTTCACCACATGACTTTGGCTGATGGCACGCAGACCACTGCCCGGCGGTCTCTAATTCCTAAAGATCTCCATGCCGAAATCGACGCCAACCCGCTTACCAAAACTCGCATAATCAAAACCAAAAAAGTCGAGTGGTATTTGATAATCGGCTCGACTGAGGTGGAGAAGCGTGAGTGGCCTGGCTCCACGATCCCGATTGTGCCTCTTCTTGGGGAGGAGACTGTGATTGATGGCCAGTATGACTGCAAAGGTCATACTAGGTTCATGAAAGACCCTCAACGCATGTACAACTACTGGTCGTCGGCAGCGGTGGAGTTTGGTGCACTGCAGACAAAAACTCCTTGGATTGCCCCTGTAGAAGCGATTGAGGGGTATGAAGATGACTGGAAAGACGCTAACACGCAGAATAAATCAATTCTTCCTTATAATGCTATGAGTGACTCAGGGGAGCCCATCCCTCCACCTCAGCGTATTCAACCCCCCGTGGCCTCGCCGGTGGCTTTGCAGGGTATGCAAATTGCTCAGCAAGAAATCATGATGGTGAGTGGGCAGTACCAGTCCTCGATGGGGGAACAGGGGAATGAGCGCTCTGGCAAAGCCATTAACGAACGCCAGAGGCAGGGGGAAAAAGCTACCTACCACTTTATCGACAATCTTGGAATTGCGATTAGGCGGACTGGCAAGATTCTCCTTGAACTTATTCCAAAAATATATGATACTAAGCGAGTCCTAATGGCACTCGGGGAAGATGGGATGAGTTTCGAGGTGGAATTGGATCCCCAAGCTCAGGAGTTGTTTAGACAGGAACAAGACCATAACTCCGAAGTTGTAAAGAGGGTGCTTAACCCTGCGCTTGGTCAGTGGGATGTGCAGGCAGACATTGGACCTGCCTACGCTACTAAGAGAGAAGAGGCTTTTAACGCCTTCACCCTTATCCTTACTCAGGCTCCCCAACTTGCAGCACTGATAGGCGACCTTTTGCTGCAGGCTGGTGATTTCCCAATGGCAGATGAGGCTGCGGCGAGGCTCAAGCGCATGGTTCCCCCCGCCGCGCTCGGCAAAGGACCGACACAGAACGAACAGCAATTGCAGCAACAGATCCAGCAACTCCAAGAACTTTTGCAAAAGACTTTGGAGCAAAATGCTAATGACAGGATTAAGATTAAAGGGCACGCGGAGAAGCGTGATATTGAACTCTTCAATGCAGTCAGCAAGAGATTGCAGGTACTGCAACAGGGCGCCCCCTTTGGGCCAGAGGAGCTTAAAGCTCTTGTGGCAGAAGCTATGGAGGAAGCACAGAAAACTTCCCTCGATCCTGCGCAAGGTGAGGTGGATAAAGAACTTGGTGTTCCGCAGCAAATGTCGCTTCCCCTCGACCAACCTCCAGTCCCCGGGGCACGTAAGGCTCCAGATGGGGAGTGGTATGCGGAAGATCCTCTTCGCAAAGGTAAGTATCTGAAAGTTCGGCATGGGGTGACTCCTCAGTTACTGCAGCAAGGTTTTCTCGGTGCCAACGGGCAGAGGTAAGTTATGAAAAGACTTTTTCTTCTTGGGCTCCTTTTTGCCTCTCCTTGCGAAGCTCAGGTCTCTAGGTCTGAGTTGACGAGTGACAATGTAGCGGTGTTTAAAAGCTGCGGGTCTGGTTGTATAACTGGACCTATGCTGCAAAACTGGAATAATTTAATCATCAATTCTGTTGGAGTACTTAAAGATAATAATATCTGGACTGGTACCAATACTTTTCTTCAAGGATTGGTGGGCGACGGCTCGGCGCTGACGGTTTCGGGTCGCCCTCTCGGCAACGTCGAAACGGGATGGGCCGTCACGCCCTATGAATATGGCGCGGTCGGCGCGGGCCATGACGCGGCGGCGATCAATGCGGCCATCGCGGCGGTATCGGTGGTTGGCGGGCGCGTCATCATCCCGAATC